AAACTCTATAAGAAGAGACCTGAGCGCAAGATTGACTCAGTTGCAGCCATGATGGACGCTTATGTCGCTTATACAAATAACAGAGACGCATTTGGATGATTAATTCAAAATGGAACCAAGGAGGCTAATCCCATGGCAGATACTAGCGTGCCTAGTAGGTTTAAGAAAGCATGGAATGTCTTCTTTAGCAAACCTAAAAACGACACTTACAGCCCAACACCAGTCTCGTACAGTTATACCTCCACTACGGTAAGGCCTGATAAAGGCAAGCGTGTTAAGAGTATAAAGTACAAGACAATTCTATCAGCAATCTACACCAGAATAGCTGTCGATGTTGCTCAGATAAGGATTGAACATTGCAGAGTTGATGAGAACGACCGTTACACGGAAACTATTGACTCTTCATTTAATCGAATCCTAAATTATGAAGCAAACATCGACCAGTCAGGAAGAGACTTTAGACAGGATATGGTTGAATCAATGTTCGAGTGGGGCGTTGTAGCTCTTTGCCCTATCGATACAGACACCGATCCTGATGATACAAACTCTCCGACCATATACTCTATGCGAATAGGTAGGATTGTTGATTGGAAACCGTATAAGGTTCTCTGCACTGTCTGGAACGAAAGAACCGGACGGTATCAGAACGTGCAGTATAGAAAAGATGCAGTGCAAATCATTACCAATCCTTTCTACAGCGTTATGAATGAGAACAATTCCGTGGTTGATAGATTGACAAAGAAGCTTGCAATACTCGATGCTATAGACGAGCAGAGCGGAAGCGGTAAACTTGATCTTATCATTCAGCTTCCGTATATTGTAAAGTCTGAAGCAAAAAAACAGCAGGCCGAGAAGCGTCGTAAAGACATAGAAGACCAGCTGTCTGGTAGCAAATATGGCATAGCGTATATCGACGGTACGGAGCGTGTTACACAGCTCAATCGCGCAGTCGAGAACAACTTGCTTGAGCAGATTCAATACCTGACAGACATGCTATACTCACAGTTGGGGTTAACTCCTGCAGTATTTAATGGTACTGCAAACGAACAGGAGATGCTGAACTACTATAACAGGACAATCGAGCCGATTTTAGACGTGACTTGTGACGAGGCTAAGCGTAAATACTTGTCTCTTACCGCAATCACTCAGGGTCAGACCTTTAAGTATTTCAGAGACCCCTTCAAACTCGTTCCTGTAGAGAAGCTTGCGGACATTGCCGACAAGTTTACAAGAAACGAGATTCTGACCTCCAACGAGATCAGAGCAATTATTGGTTACAAGCCGTCTAGCGAACCCAACGCTGATGAGCTTCGTAATAAAAACCTTAATCAGTCCCCGCAGTCTATGGCCGAGGAACAGAAGCTTGGAAAACAGGCAGAAGCCGAGGAGAAAGACTCACAGAAGGCTGAACAAAAATCTTAAAGAAGGAGGAAATTCAAAATGGGAAAGTCTTATGACTTTAGCGGCTGGGCTACGCGCTTTGACCGGCTGTGCTCCGATGGAAGAACCATCCGCGACGGCGCATTTGACGATGACGACGGCAAGCAGGTTCCACTCATTTGGCAGCATGACCACAATTCCCCTGATATGGTTCTTGGACATGCTCTTCTTGAGAAAAGACCTGGGGAAGGAATGTATGCTTACTGCTCGTTTAACGACAGTGAGCTTGCGCAGGCTGCTAAGGAAGATGTCAGACACGGCGATGTCACAAGCCTGTCTATTCATGCCAACCGTCTTAAGCAGTCGAGCAAGGGCGATGTGCTGCATGGATGCATTAGGGAAGTTTCTCTGGTGCTTACTGGAGCCAACCCTGAAGCAAGAATCGATGTCCCTGTGATTCTCCATATGGATGATAGCGAGATAGACGACGCTATTATCTTTAGTGGCGAAGATATCGTGGACAGAGACGGTCTTATGCATGCTGACGAAAAGGAGGACAGCAAAATGGCTGACGGAAAAGCTAATGGCAAGACCATTGAAGACGTTTGGAAGACTCTGAACGAAGAGCAGCAGACCATGGTATATGCGATGCTGGCAATGGCAACATCCGATGAGGGCGAGAGTGCGTCTCAGTCTGACTCGGAAGAGAACGAAGACGTTCTTGAACATTCTGATTACGACGATTATTATGAAGGAGGAAACGACATGAGACGCAATGTTTTTGAGCAGGATACTGCTCGCACAAGACCCCAGTACGAACTCACTCACGCTGACTTTGAGGAGATCGTAGCAAACACAAGAAGAACTGGCTCCCTGAGAGACTCTTTCAGAGAGTTTATTCAGGACAAGACCGACGAGCTGATGCACTCTGCTGACGTAACAGTTGGTGAGCTCGGCGATGCTACCTATGGCGTGGCTGATATCGACTGGCTGTTCCCTGAGGCTAAGACTCTCGATACTCCGCCCGAGTGGATCAAGAGAGACACTGGTTGGGTTACCGAGGTAATGTCCAGTGTACACCACACTCCCTTCAGCCGTATCAAGTCCATGTTCGCTGATATTACTGCTGATGAGGCTCGCGCTAAGGGTTACACCAAGGGCAACAAGAAGATCGAAGAGGTATTTACTCTCCTTAAGAGAACTACCACTCCGACCACTGTTTACAAGAAGCAGAAGCTTGACCGCGACGACAAGATTGATATTACAGATTTCGACATCGTTGCATGGCTGAAGTCCGAGATGAGACTCATGCTCGATGAGGAACTCGCTCGCGCTTATCTGGTAGGCGACGGCAGAAACGCCCTGCACAACGACAAGATTAACGAGTCCAACATCCGTCCTATCTGGACCGATGACGACCTCTTCACCATCCACTATACTATTGAGGTTGCTTCCGATGCCGATGACGACACCGTTGCCAACGACACTATTAGAGCTGCTATCAAGTCCAGAAAGGACTATAAGGGCTCCGGTAACCCCGTACTGTTTATGGAAGAGAGCAGAATCATCGACATGCTGCTGCTTGAGGATGGTATAGGCAATCGTAAGTATAAGACCCGCGATGAGCTGGCTACCGCTTGCGGCGTTCGTAAGATCGTGCCCGTGCCTATCTTCGAGAACCTCTCCAGAGTCGTTACTGTTAGCGGCCAGGAGCAGACTCACGACCTCGTAGGCATCATCGTTAACATGGCCGACTACAACGTTGGTGCTGATAAGGGCGGTGCCGTTGAGATGTTTGATGACTTCGACATCGACTACAACCAGGAGAAGTACCTGATTGAGACTCGTTGCTCTGGTGCTCTTACCAAGCCTTACTCTGCAATCGCTCTTGAGCTCCATCGCGCATCCGAATAAGGAGTAAGCAAATGGCGAAGTTTCATGGGAAAGTCGGCTATGAGATAACAGCAGAAGACCCAAATAGACCGGGTATATATGTCCCGACTATTGTTGAGCGGAAATACTATGGCACAATCACCAGGATTATCAACACCATAATGGACTCTGATAGGCTGGTAGACGATTTCAAGCTTAACATGGAGCTTGAGCTCATGGCCGACGGATTCGCCATGCAGAATTTCGCTTCAATACGTTATGTTGAGTACATGAATTCAAAATGGGAGGTAACTGCAGCTCAAGTCCGCGGTCCTCGCATTATTGTGAACTTTGGAGGTGTGTACAATGTCGAGTCGAGCACAGATGCAAACTAAACTTGAAACCATATTGGGCTCCAGAAATGTATATTTTGCACCACCAGAGAGTGTTAGGATGAAGTATCCTTGTTTTGTCTACAACTACGCTAGATTCACAACCAGAAGGGCTGATGATATGGCGTACACCGTAATCCCCCACTACGATGTCACTTATATTTCTAAGGATCCTGATAGTGGAATGATAGATAGGATGCTTCAAGCCTACACTATGTGCTCTCACATAGATTCATACATGACAGACAACTTAAACCATGATAAGTTCGACGTCTATTATTAATTAAAGGAGGAAAAAATTATGGCAAAGCTGGTTTGGGACCAGGTCGGAGAGAGACTCTACGAAACTGGTACTAAAAAGGGTGTTCTGTTTGTACAGGATGCCGGTGGTCAGTATGGCACTGGTGTAGCTTGGAACGGTCTTACTGCTGTTACCGAGACTCCTTCTGGTGCTGAAGAGACCGCTCTTTATGCAGATGACATCAAGTATCTGTCTCTGCGTTCCGCTGAGGAATTCGGTGGTACTATCGAAGCATACACCTATCCTGATGAGTGGGGTCAGTGTGATGGTACTGCTTATCCTGCTACAGGCGTGGCTCTTGGTCAGCAGACTAGAAAGTCTTTCGGTCTGTGCTTTAGAACCGCTCTCGGTAACGATACTGTAGGATCTGACTTCGGTTATAAGCTCCACTTCGTTTACGGTGCAACTGCTTCCGTATCTGAGAGAGCATATGCAACGATCAACGATTCCCCGGAGGCAATTACTTTCAGCTGGGAGTTCACCACCGTACCTGTAGAGGTAGAGGGTTACAAGCCCACTGCAATCATCACTGTAAACTCCACCAAGGTTGACGCTGCTAAGCTCGCTACTCTGGAGGCGTATGTGTATGGCACCGAGGGAACCGTAAGCTATAGCGTATACACTATTGCCTATACCGAATTCACCGGTGAGTCTTTTGTAGCTAACACCACTTACTATGAGAGAAGTGGAACTGCGGGTAGCTACGTCTACACTGCTACCGAGGACACATCTCCTCAGCAGGGAACTACCTATTACACCGCAGATGCATTCACATCAACCGTATACACTAGATCTGGAACTGAGGGCTCTTATGTATACACTCCCGTTGCAGCAGGCACTGTTCCCGTTGCTGGAACTACTTATTATACCAAGGAAGAGACTGGTGGAACCAATCCCACAATGCCTACTCCTAAGTATATTATGGACCTGTTCAGCGCTTCCTAATCACTGATATCTCCTAAAACCTTTCGAGTGATATAGGGCAGGTGCGTGCATTTTAACATCGAAAAAATGAAAAAGTGCACGTAATCTGTCCTGAAAATCCTGTTTTTCCTACTTTTTTTAAAAGTTAATTGAAAAATTTGACAAAAAATTAACAAAAGTTGAAAAAGTAATAGGATTTTTAGGATTTTCAGGACAGATTACGTGCTGATTTGTAAAAAGGAGGGATTAAAATGGCCGATGAGAGTAGAATCGAAAAAGAGCTCGCTGGCGATGAATATTCGTATAAATCACGAATAGAACAATTTATAGCTTGGCTTAATGAGGATATTCCTACTCATCCGGAACCAAAATCTCGAATCGAAGAACAGCTCGCTGCAATGACTCCTGGCGGTGGAGGCTCAGCCACGCTAATAGAGAAAACCGCAACGGAGAATGGGGTATATAATGCATCCGATGATTCCGCTGATGGTTATTCTAAGTTTACTGTGGCTGTTCCAACCGACGATGCTTATTTTGGAATTCCCGTAGCCAAAACATTTGCTGATACTCATAATTTGGAGCATAAGATATTTTCAACGACAGAGTACGATAGGCTTGAAGTTTTACCATCAATGTTTTTGTATTCGTCGTCGGTATTCGACTATGACTCAGTGACGACCACGAGCAATACAGAAGCACGTTTGTATTTCGGCAACGTTCAGGCAAAGACAAGTCCGTATCAAGAAGTAGATCCATCATGGACGCTTGGAACGTATGGTGGCAATTTTTCTGATACGTTTAGAGTTAATATTTCATCAAGCACTGACTGGGATGCGGAAATGGTTGCAAATTCTAATGCTGTACTTATGATGGCTCCAAGAGCGGACGGCTATATGTCAATGTCCTTTGGTAGAGCCGGAGCGAATAAGTGCGCGTGGTGGTCTTGTTACTATCAAGGAGAGTTCAGAACTGTTAAGTCGTTTGGTGAAACTCCTGGACATTATACAGACCTCACAATTAATACCAGAGGGAACTATATGGTGCTAGCACCTTTGATGGATAATTCTGGTACATCGATAGTTGATGGTTTGTATCAGGTATTATACGGTGATCCGCAGCTTTGTGGCTTCTATGAAGTCGGTGGCCAGCTGTTTTACATCTCGGCTGGCATAGCAATAAAAGATGAATAAGAAAGGAGAAATTCAAAATGGGAAAGATTTACAAAGGAATTGACATTTCCAGATACCAGAACACTCCTGACTTTTCTAAAGTTAAGGGTTCTGTGGACTTTGTAATCGTTCAGGCCGGCTATGGTAAGTCAGCGAACCAGAAAGACCCTCAGTTTGAGCGTAATTACAGCGAATGCAAGAAGTATAACATCCCTGTTGGTGTATATTGGTTCAGTTACGCAACATCTGTTGATGAGGCTAAGCTTGAAGCTAAGGCTTGTCTTGAAGTTATTAAGGGCAAGCAGTTCGAGTATCCTATATATTTCGACGTAGAGGGTAAGGCTCTTACTGATAAGACTACAGTATCTGCTTGCGTTAAGGCATTCTGCGGAGCTCTTGAGAAAGCTGGCTATTATGCAGGCATTTACACAAGCCGTAGTCCTGCACAGTCTTATCTTGATAGCGAATGTGTTAATAAATACGCCCTTTGGCTTGCCGAATATGACAGCGAGCTCAAATGGGCTGGCGACGTAGGTATTTGGCAGTATAGCTCCACCGGAAAAGTCCCTGGTATCAGCGGAAATGTTGATATGAATAAGGGCTACGTCGACTATCCTACTATCATAAAGAATGGCGGATTCAACGGATTCCCTAAAAAGAAGGACAATAAGAAGAAAGAGGCTACAAAAGTTCTGGATCAGAAGGGTTTTCAGTATGGTGCTAACAATACCGGAGTCCTTGCTTATAAAGAGCTGCTTATCCAGGCCAAAGATAAGGGTCTTATCACCACTTCTGTTAAGGAAGATGGAGGATTCGGTGATGGCACAAAGAAGGCCACCAACGAACTGCTAAAAAGGTGGGGTTACGTTCAAAATGGAATTATGGGCCCCAACCTTGTTAAGAAACTCGCAAAGGAGCTGAAGAAGTAATGAGAGGACGAACTATTCTTAAAGAACTTAACGGTCTTGCTCGTGATGTAGGAGCTCCTGTAGACGGTACTAACATCTCTGAACAGGTAGCCGCACTCAAAGGTCACATGGCAAGCGACTCTATACCGTATTCTAAGGTTACGGGTAAGCCTAAGATCAACAACGTAACCGTTGATGGCAACCTTTCTTGGGAAGACCTTGGTATTGCAAACCCCATGCATATAGCAGGATCGGTAGCTACTGTTGCAGACCTTGCCAATATACAGAATCCTCATGCTGGAGACGTATATTTGGTAGGTCCCTCTGACGGTATCAAGGACGAGTATGTGTATACCTCTGCAGGTAGTTGGGAGTTTATTGGCGATAGAGTTGTAGTTGTAGACGACGCCCTCTCCACGACCTCTGAAAACCCTGTTCAGAACAAGGTTATAACGGCTGTAATAGGAGATATTAATTCGGTATTAGAGGAGGTGCTATAAATGCCTGAACATACAATCGCGGAGAACCTTGCGCGTTTGCAGGCGGCGCGAACAGCTATAGGCGCAGCAATCACCGCAAAAGGCGGCACGGTAGACAGTGGCGATGGTTTTGAGGAATTTCCTGCGGATATTGCTGCCATTCCGAGTGGAGGTGGCGCCACAAAAAGCAATGTGAACTTTTATGACTATGATGGAACAATCGTAAAGTCATACACCACGCAAGAATTTCTCGCGCTGGAATCTATGCCTGCGAACCCTACACACGAAGGACTGACCGCACAGGGTTGGAACTGGTCGCTTGCCGATGCTAAAGCATACGTTGCAAAGTATGGCGAAATCAATATCGGGGCTGTGTATCGTGTTACGGACGGCAAGACACGGCTTTATATCTCGCTTGAGGAAGGTAGACTCTCTCCCGTCCTTGGTCTCGGTGTTAACGGCTCGGTGGACGTTGACTGGGGTGACGGCACGTCTCACGGCACGCTGACAGGCGCGAGCACGTCAACTCTTGTGACTATATCTCACACCTACGCTCAGGGTGGAGATTATGTCATAACGCTGACAGCGGTAGAGGGGACGACGATGGCGGTGTTGGGAACTAATACGGGTTCTTTGCTGTTTACTAAAAACGGAACGGCTGATAACAATTCAAAAGTATATTTAACAGCCTTAAAAAAAGCATACCTGGGAGACAGTGTTACAAGCATAGGAGGTAATGCTTTCAATGGCTGTTACGGTCTCGCAAGCATCACCATTCCTGACAGCGTTACAAGCATAGGAAGTAGTGCGTTCAGTAACTGTCACAGTCTCACAAGCATCACCATTCCTGACAGCGTTACAAGCATAGGAGGTAATGCATTCAATGGCTGTTACGGTCTCGCAAGCATCACCATTCCTGACAGCGTTACAAGCATAGGAGGTAGTGCGTTCAGTAATTGTTACGGTCTGGGCTTTATCAGGTTTGGTTCAACCACGCCGCCTATTGTCGGTGGGTCAAACACATTCGCTAACGTTCCTACAGATTGTATCATATATGTACCTGAGGGAACGATTGAAGATTATACCTCGGCTACAAACTACCCCAATGATAGCGTGTATAGCTACGTCGAGTATTAAGGAGGGATAAGCATGATACAGACAGAGCAGATATCCCCGAAGAGGGTAAGACATTACAGCGATGCGAACATGATGATACGTCAGGTTGAGACAGGTATTATTTATCAGGACGCTGTGGATAAGATACCTTGTAGATACACTTACGAGGAGACGGACGAACCGATACCCGATAATGATTTTGAATAGGAGGAATAACTATGCACAGATCGCCTAAGACAATCTATCAGGAGCTCAGAAAGCAGGCCGAACAGGACGGTATAACCCAGGAGGCCCTTTCTAAGACTCACAACATCAAAGATATTTACCGAGCATACAATGCTGCTGAGGGCAAGACCTCTAACGCAGGTACTATTCAGGATGCTATCCAGAAGAAGGATTCTGACGAGTATATCACTGGTTTTGCACTCGACACCACAATCGCACCCGACTACAATCTCCTCGGTAAGGTCGTATCTGACCTGCAGAAGGATATCGTAATTGGCGATGAATTCATTAAGGGTACACTTCACTACATTGAGAACTGGGAAGCGTTCGGTGATGACACCAATGACGGTTGGTTCCTCGCTGTACACGTAACCCTTGATGAAGACACAGTGGCCCTTCCTGGTCTGTCTGTTAAGATTAACGGAGCTGAGCTTGATCCATCCGATTATATTTTCATCGGTCATGTCAAGAATCAGGAAGGCCATCTCACACTCACTGTCAGCGCTACTGGTAAGACACCGGTAACCAAGACATATACACTCAAGTATCTGACTTACGAGTCGGCTGAAGACGAAACCGACAATACGTAAGTTAAATTTATATTTCTGAAAGGAGTCTTAAAAATGCTTACTAAGACAGTAAAGTACGTAGACGCGGCTGGTAATGCCGTAGAGGAGGAGCTGTATTTTCAGCTTACAAAGGCAGAGATCGTGGAGATGGAGCATTCTGTAAAGGGTGGTCTGTCCGCTATGCTTCAGAAGATCTCCACAACTAAGGACCCGAAGCAGGTTATTGCAATCGCTAAGGATCTTATTCTTCGTTCCTATGGTGAGCAGTATACCGATAATAAGGGTATTGTCCGCTTCATGAAGAACCAGGACCTCAGAGACGCGTTCTCTGCAACAGAAGCTTATTCCACTCTGTTCATGTCCTTTATCGAGAACGTTGACGAATTCAACGACTTCATCATCGGCATTATGCCTCTCGATATGCAGGCAGAGATTCGTAAAGCTCAGACCGAAACACCTGCAATAGATGTGAAGGAAACGAAGTGATGTAAGTGTCTCTTACAATCACCATAAAAGCATGTCAGCTCTATAGTGAATCTGAGAACAGGTTTTATAAGGTTCCAGATACTACTATAGAGCTTGAACATAGCTTAGTCGCTCTTTCAAAATGGGAATCAAAATGGCATAAGCCCTTCCTTACAAAAGAGCAAAAAACAAGGGAAGAAGCAATAGACTATATCCGATGTATGTGTATAACTCCGGGGGTCGATGATGTAATATTTATGGCTCTTGGCAATTCGCAAATACAAGAGATTACAAAATACATTGATGACCCAATGTCTGCTACAACCATTAATAATATGCAAAAGAATGGCAAAAGTAGTAGAGAGACTGTTACTTCGGAACTTATTTATTTTTGGATGAATGAAAGTAACATCTCATCTGATTGCGAAAACTGGCATCTTAATCGTTTATTCAAACTTATAGAGATAACTGCTATAAAGAGGCAGCCAGATAAGAAAATGAATAAGCGAGATATAGGTGCACAGAATAGAGCTCTTAATGCTGCACGTAGAGCGCGTCACGGCAGCAAAGGGTAAACTGTTTGTATGGGGGTGGCAAAGTTGATTCATATAAAAGTTAAGGGTAATACCAATAAAACCGAAGCATTTTTAAGCAGAAAACATAATATTCCGATTGGTCGACTTAACTATTACGGACAGCTTGGCGTTGATGCCCTCTCCAACGCTACCCCCGTAAAAACAGGTTTAACAGCGGCCTCATGGTCGTATGAAATAATTGAAAAAGAATACAATACGTCTATAGTATGGAAAAACTCCAATGTTGTAGACGGTTATCCTATAGCCATAATCCTACAGTATGGACATGGTACTCGTAATGGCGGATATGTTCAAGGAATTGATTATATAAATCCGGCATTGCAACCTATATTCGACAAAATGGCAGATGAAGCATGGGCGGAGGTGGTTAAGTAATGCCTAATAACGTTGATACTAGGATTGTTGAAATGGAGTTTGATAACGCCCAGTTTGAAAGAGGCGCAAAACAAACTCTCAAAACGCTCGATGCTTTAAACAAGAATCTTGAGTTTAAGGACGTTAGCAAAAGTTTTTCTAGTATATCTAACGCCGCGAGTCAAGTTGACCTTACACCAATAACTGATGCTCTTCAAAACGTCCACACGTCAATTGGCGCTTTAGAATCATTCAGCCTTGGTATATTTGAAAAGCTTGGCCATAAAGTGGCAGATCTTGGAACGAACTTGGCTAATGAACTTCTTATAGCGCAAAAGAAAGCCGGATTTGGAGAATATGAACTCGAATTGGGTTCGGTGCAGACTATAAACGCAAGTACCGGTCGATCCTTTGAGGAAATTTACGGATATTTAGCAGAACTCAACAAATACGCTGACGAAACCATATATTCGTTCTCCGATATGACTCGAAATATCGGTAAATTCACAAACGCCGGTGTCGAACTGGAAACGGCTGTTAAGGCTATTCAGGGTATTTCAAATGAAGCGGCGGTATCTGGCGCAAATGCAGAAGAAGCGTCCCGAGCGATGTATAACTTTGCACAGGCATTATCATCTGGTGCGGTAAAACTCATTGACTGGAAGTCAATAGAAAATGCCAATATGGCGACTGTTGAGTTTAAGGAAGAGCTTATGAAAACGGCTCTTGAACTAGGCACTATACAGCAAGAAGGCGACAAGTTTGTATCAACCACTACAGACATGTCAGGTAAACTATCCGATGCATTTACCGCTACTTCCGGATTCAATGAGTCCCTTGCTCATCAGTGGATGACTACTGAGGTTCTTACAACAACTCTTGCCAGATATTCTGATGCAACAACAACGCTCGGCAAGAAAGCGTTTGCTGCTGCTCAGGACGTGAAGTCGTTCACCCAGCTTATAGATACTCTTAAAGAAGCTATAGGCTCTGGATGGGCGGAAACATTCAGACTTGTAATAGGCGAATTTGAAGACGCAAAGGAACTTTGGACCGGCGTATCAAATGTTTTGGGTTCCCTAATTGACAGCTTTTCTAACTTTAGAAATCACATGCTTCGGTATTGGAAGCAGGAGAGCGGAAGAACAAAAACCCTAAAGTCCATGGCGAGACTTTGGAAGATATTTTCTGAAAGAATCAAAATCGTTTCTGATTTGTTTAATGAATACTTCCCGATCTTAAATAAAACCGGACATGTATTAATGAATTTTACTAATAGATTTGCGAAGTTCACACAGCAGCTTAAGAAAGACATGCTTGATAACTCTGCGTCATTAGCAAAATTCAAAATGACAGCAACATCGTTTGTTGAATCCGTATCGAACATCGTCGCAACTCTAACTTCTATAGGAAACGCGGCGTTTAAGATTGTTAAAACTGTATTATCTGCCATATTTGACCAGTTTAATAAAACCGACACAGCCGGCTGGGTATCTATATTTACCGAAAATGTACGAGAGTCTGTGGAGGCATTTGCCGACTGGCTTACAGAAGCCGAGAAGCTTAAGACGGTTTATAATTTAACAAAGAGTTTTATTGAAGTTGCAGGTAACGTAGCATTGGCGCTCGGTGACATTGCATCCATAATCAAAGGCATCTTGTCCGAAGCTGGAGGAGCATTTGATGAGGTATTTGGTCCCGCAACTGGCAAAACATTTATTAATTTTTCTAAGAGTATACGTAACTTTACAAAGAGCCTAGCCGATGGTTTCCAAAAATCTCAGCGTGGTGCAAAGGGATTTAGGTCTTTATTTAAAGTCATATTTAAAGTTATTAAACTCGGATTAACGATAGTTAAAGCCCTCGTTAACGCTTTATCGGCGGTATTTAATGTTACGGCTAAGAAAGGAACTCCAGCGTTTGTCAAATTCTTTGACGCCATCGGCGATATTATTGACAGATTTATAAAGTTCCTTACCGAAACTCATCTAATCGAGAAAGCAGTTATCGGCATAGCAGCAGTCTTCAAAGGCATAAACGATTTTGTTAAGGGCCTTACAGGAAAATCCATAATAGAGCATTTGCTTTCTGTCTTCGATTTCTTTATCAAAATGGAAAAGAAAGTTGATTTAAAAGCTTTCGGAAAGAGAATGAGTAGTACCGTAGATACTATTATCAACAAACTTCAATATCTTTGGACAAATGTACTGCATCTTGGCGATGAAACTACTGGCCCTGCACAGCTCGTCGATAACATGAATACGCTCAAGGACAAAGTCGACGATGCTGGTGGCGGAGTAGAAGGTTTAGCCAAAGTTATAAAAGATAAATTCTCCGAGATGAAAGAAACCGTAGATGAAAAAGTACATGCCATTATAGATTTTCTATGGGAACTTTATAATACGTGTGTACTTATATCAGATGGTCTTAAAACAGTTCTTGGTAAAATAGGTGGTGCAACTGCGGAAGGCATCGTTAGCCTGGTATCTAGCGTAGTTGATGAAAAGACATTAAAGAAAATCGAAGAAAGTGAAACGTTCATTGGTGATGCATGGAACAAACTTAAAGATATAGCCGAAATGAATGCTAAGGGCCTTGATGGAAAAGGCAACGGCAAAACGCTTAGCATGGAAAACCTTAACGATAAGCTTAAAGACCTGTATGAAGGGCTTAAGAAATCTGTATGGCTTATAGACTTAATAACTGATACCATTTTAAAGTTGCAAATTGGTAAAGCGGCGCTTGATTTTGCACAAGGTGTTAAAAACATAGGTGCCGGAATGAATACCATGGCTCTTGGATTCAAGAGTCTTACTGAAAGTACAGGTATTGCGTTTAAAAGATTCATGAAATACAAACAGATAGAGGCGCTCGGTTCGTTCCTATTATCGCTATCTGTGGCGTTCTTAGCTCTGTTTGCTATAATTATAGGGTTAACATCTTTATTTACGTTTGGTAGTAAAAAAGTTATAAGTACGTTCTATAAAGTATGCATAGCAATGGGCGTTGCGATAGCAATATTTAGCGCCGCTATTGTGTTTATGCTGTGGCAACTAAATAGAGCCTCCAAGAATAACACAAATTTTGTTGAAGTTATGAAATCGTTCTCGCACGTTCTGTACAGCTTAGCTGCTGTATTTGTAGGATTTGGAGTAGCGATAGCGCTTCTTGCTGGTGTATATTCTAAAATTGGAGGACAGAAGTTTGCAATAATAATCGGCGCGTTAGGCGCGTTTGTTATAGGAATATTTGCGCTTCTTCTTTGGGTAATTAAAGCCACTTCCAAGGACGATAACATTAAGTACGGAGTGTTTAATATAGCAGAGACCTTTAGTCAATTGTCAAAAATGTTATTAGCCGTTGGTGCGGCAATGATAATGATGGCGATTGCTATGCAAATAATTGCCAGGGTTCCTGAAGACGGTTTCTGGAGAGCAGGGGCGGTCCTTTTAGCCTTTTATGCAATGATATTAGTATTAGTAACGACTCTCATCAAAACCCCGTCGGAAGCTAGTGCTAGAATTCTTGAGGGCTTAGAAAAAGTCGTCCTTTCCATGGGCAAGGCAATGGTTATGCTTGCTATAGCATTGGGTATAATGACGAAAGTCGCAGATTCAACTGAGCCGTCAACATTCTTAATGGTAACGGCAATACTTGGACTGTTTATGGTAATAATGGGTGCCATGGTTGTTCTTGCGTCAAAATACGCAAACTCCAGTTCTGTGGCTGCTATGGATAGGATAGGCGACATGGTATCAAAACTCAGCGGGGCTATGCTATCTCTTGCTGTGTCTATAGCGATTATTGGCTATGTCATGACGATGCTTAAGAAAGCAAAGATCGATTCTAAATACTTCTGGATGATATTTGGTATAATAGGAATACTCGCCGTCGTTATGGCGGGTCTAGCTGCACTGACCAATATTGTTCCCGGAGGAGCGGTTACATATATCTTAATAGCAACCGCTTTTGTTATTTTGGCATCGGCTATATGGGTTCTTGGAAAATCGTTGAAGACGTTAGAAAACGTTGACTTTGATGTTCTAGCAAAAGGCTTTAAAACACTAGGTAAAGCAGGCGGATGGATGGCCGCAGTAGCGGGATCGATGATACTGCTCGGTGTAGGATCTCTGGCACTTGCGGTAGGTTTATTAGCGTTATGGTTTCCTTTGGCTCTTATATGGCCAATTTTACAGGAAGTTATAGACGAATGGCCTAAAATACAAAGTATAATTGACGGCGCCGCAAACGGAACTGACAAAATTAACGATTCGCTTAGTAAGACGTCCTTAGGTGGGTCAATAGGAGATAAGATAGGAAAGGGTTTAAGAGACCTTATTAAATCCATAAAGAAGTATGCTCCTGAAATAATCAAAGATATTTCCGAAATAGCTTCTTGGCTTATTCAGGGATTCTTTGCACCTCTTAAGGGTCTCGGAATCGGATTAACAAAAGTTCTTGCATCATCATTGTCGTATATAGACGAACATATCGACGAGGTGCTTGGACCGCTCGGCAATATTATAGACAAATTCTTGCTATGGCTTGAGACATATGCACCAAAAATTGCATACACAATAGGGCTCATTCTATTCTGGGTATTTAATGGCGGTCTTGTAATACTTGCGGATTATGCTGAAATACTTGCAGAAAACTTGTATGAAGCATTTGCGTCCATACTTGAAGCTTTTGCCGACCAGTTATCAGAGGAGAAAAATGATAGAATCGCTAATGCAATAACTGATATTTGCGATGGAATTTGGGATTTGTTTAAGAAGACATTGTGGAATCTTCAGTCTAGTCAAATGGCTGACGATATTTCCGATTGGATCGCTAATATATTTACCAGCATGAAAAAGGCTATAAATAAATGGTCTAACGAGAAATTTGGTTTTGACGTATTTGATATGATCGACGACGAAGAAGGCGCAATGCCTGAATGGATGGACTATGATGAAGCTACAGGACAGTGGGTATATAACGCAGAAGAGTATGAGAAATTAAAGAAAGCACAAGAAGAACAGCGCAAAAAAGATAGATCAAAACAACGTCAGCAAAGCCAGGCTGAGAAGGATAACAAAGCATATGTTGATGCACAGAAAGCAATGTTCCTAAATAGCAATGACGAAATAGAAGACGATGCGGAAGAAACTGGTAAAGAGGCTGGAAAGAAAGCCGCTAAAGGATATAAGAAAGGCGTCGAAGAGGAATCCAAGAAAGGATCCACCGTTGATATTCTTGGTAATATAACTGGCGCACTTGATGGCAGCGGTACTACAGTAAACGATTTATTGAAAGCTCATCTTAGTGGAATGAGTTCCGAAGACATAATATCCTCGTTTAATCTTGACAATCTTGGTATAAGTTCTGATGATTTGTCATCGTTATTTAGTAGCGATTCTATGGCTTCTTTGATGGACAATAATGCGTCATATGGCGTAACCGCTGTCGTGAGCGATGTTCAATACGGTGAAAACGGTGAATATACTGACTTACAGTCAATGTTAGACGATTACGGTAATACGAACTTCTCCATGGCCGATGGATCAACTGATATTTCTCAGACGACTAGCGGACAGGTTAACGCAGAACTTAGTGATGAGACTAAGGAACTTCTTAAAAACGTAAAGAGTACGCTTGCCAACTTAACAGAAATGCTTGATAATGTTACTATTGTATCAAACGATTCCAAGGTTTCTACAACCGTTGATGTTGATGGCGAGACGCTCGGTTCTGTTGTTATGCCTTTCGTAGATGCCGCTTTTGCTGGTGGTGGAAAGAAGGCTAAAACTAAGACCGCACAGGGTTATAAGAAACGTAAGTGATTTTATAAGCCCTTGACAAATTGTTGAGGGCTTTATATTTTTTAAGAAAGGGGATTTTATGGGATTATCGACTATTAATAATCGAGCTATATACATAAACGGTATGTGGTCATCGTGGAAGGTTGCCGAATATGATCCGACAACTATTACAACATATGCCGTTGGCGATCACATGCGATATACATCTAATGCCGATCATATAGAGCGTGAGTATAAGTGTATTCAGGCTTACACCACATCTTACGGGCTTCCTGACTTATCAAAATGGGAAGTTACTGATTCGACATCACTTGATTTGACAATGTCTGGAACAACTCCCATACCATCAACTACCGCAAAATCCTCAGAAGTTGATATTCCAACAGGTGATGGGACGATTGATACTAGTAGAGAATCGGGAAGGTTGCGGTTTAATAAGATAGTTATTCCCTATGTCTTTACTCATGTAATTAGCCGTTATGATGAGACAAAGCCAAACTATACTCGGCGAAGTCTTAATGAAATGAATCGACTTGTCAATGAACATAAATCAAGGGTTCAGAACTGGGCATATGCTCCAGAGGAGTATGATTATGACCCCGGAGACGATCAATTTTTATATTACGACCCAAAGAAGCTATATGACACAGCACTTTGCACTGTTACTCCAACACAATCTAATATTTCTCCATCTCCTACTGCTGGATATTGGCTTGCAAATCCTAGGTGTACGAATTTCTCATTTACTAAGACTACCGCCAACGATGTTTGGGTGCTTCAGTATCAGATAGAGATTACGACAGATCCGTGGATGTATGAGTATAACGCAAAACCGAAGAAATACACAATGTTCTCTGGCCCAAGCACGGTGAACGACGATCCGGTATCAGCTAGGATATTTTCAACTGCTGTAGATCCGCAGGAAGATCCTCCTGTAGAAATGAGGAGAAGGTTATGGACAAACGATAACGTCAATTGGCTATTATCGGATACTGCTATACAACGTGGAGGCGGATATGAAGCGGTATGGAAGTTTAGACCGCAAGTAGCACCGATTTACAAAGGCGATATTGGTGTATATATGAACTTTTATGTCAATTACACTTATAACGATGTCGCATATTCTTATCATCTTGATAGTGACCATGTGCAAATAAACAGTGGCACAATGAATTTTATAACGTCATCGAAGATAGCTACTCCAAAAGAGATGGGTTATACAAATCAAAATGGTTTCGACCTATACGCAGTTCTCATAGATGATGGCACAAACAGTCTTGCGGACCTTATAACAGCTACTAATGGTCATATTCCTTTGCCTTTTACATGGGGTGTTGTAAAAACATTTATAACAGCATCTTCAGCAGTACCGTTCATGTTAACGGCACATGCTCCTGGTACATCGTTTAAGAGAATAACCGATGCGTCTGGTTCAACAATATATTATAACGATATTAACTTTGGTGATACGTTTTATCTAGATAATGACCCATATAACGAGTTTGCAATGTACACAAATGACTATGGTTTTTATACTCTTGAATCTCCAGACAATGCGAGGAGGCGGCTGTAATGAACATCGCGGTTAACTCTTTAGGTTTTGCGGCCTGTAGTGATTGTACTAGGATTCAAAATAAGACTCTTATACGAGAAGTCAATAAAGCCGACGGTTTTACTTTTACAGTGTATCCTGGTGACCCTATTTTCGACTTGCTATATACGAACAAATGCAGTTTTGTTACGGCATATGATGATATTTATGGCGAAGTAGTTTTCAGAGGAAGAATCAATTCCATGACACCCAGGACCAATGGTACCGATTCGTATAAAGAAGTATCTTGTGAAGGTCCTCTTGGATATTTGAGAGATTCTGTAGTGTTTGGTATATATGTTGAAAATACTAAGGAGGAAAATGACGAAATTGTTCCAAATAAAGTATATTTTGGTGATGTTATATCGCAGTTTATGGTCAATCATAATAAGCAGGTCTCTGATGAATTAAAATATGATGAGAATATAGTCATACATAATCCTGACCCTACAAATCAAGAGTTTGGTATCTTAAAAAATTCTCATAGTTTTGATGGCATAGATACTATGTCAGCGCTTGATGAGATACTTGACGATTTAGGATTTGAGTATATGGTTGTATGGCAAATGTATGTGCCTCATTGGGTGCTTCATATTTCTCCAAAATTCGGCTATCATGCTCCAGACCCTATTGTAACAGGCCTGAACTTAAAGTCCTTAACTGAGGAACTAGATGGTAGCGAACTCGTCACCAGTATCCTCCCCATGGGCGGGGTTGGTTATGATGAAAAAAGACTTATGCTCGGGCCAATTAGCATGGGTGATGACTTAGACTACACTCCTTATATGCCTATTGGCGCGCAAGGGAGTGATTGGTATAATGAATCACAAGCTTGGTATGCTAAAATGTATGTTGATAACGATACACTTGTTGCAAAATATGGTAGGCACATAGGTGTTGAGATATTTGATGATATTGTGGCTAATGCAGAAGACGAGGTTAAAGCTAAACGTATAGCGCTTCGTGAAAAAGCATGTGAAACAGCTGCAAAACTCTCTGATGTAGAAGACGAATTTGATATTGAGGTATATGACCTATATCGGGCCGGGTATGATGTTGGAGCATTAGTGCTTTATAACACATATACGGTAAGGGATACGAACCTTGATATCACTGTTGATGCCAGATTCACTAAACAAGAGACAGATTACGACAACCTATTGGAATCCGTATGCACGTTTACAGTCAAGACCGAAAAGGAGTCGAGCGTATCATGATGTATGGTGAACTTGTATTCGATGCTAACAAAGATATTTTAAACAAGACTGCTGCATTAGCGGCTATCTTACAGCGAAACCTCAACGGTAGACTTGACGACTTGATATTTAGAGCTGTGGCATCTCAGACAGACTTTGATGCTGGAATACCACACGCTCAAAATGTCATATCGCTAGTACAAGTCGATGCCAGCGAAATAAACATTTACAAAGGCGACACAAGGATATTTCTTGGAGGAGGAGAGATACCTACAAATCATGCTCTTCTTTTACAGTATTAAGGAGGTGAGTGTATGTATAGTGAAGACTGTCAGAAGGATTTGGAGACTCTTGACAAATCAGTCAAAAAGATTGAGCGACAGGCTCAAACAAACATGAACTCAAGGCTCGACAAGATGCGGTTTAAGAATTATACAGCGGTAGAGTTCGCCAATACTGCTCCTCATCCATCGACTGATATTTCATTTGTAACTAATCTTGACAATACTATTTCGCTGTATAAGGGTGATACGGAGATAAGCGGTTCGGGAACGGAGATAGAATCTAATATTGTATATGCTGCATATTGTTCTTACTCCAGTGGAGTGGATGGGCGAATTGACCCTGTTGGGGTTAGCAACCGCGATTCTTTTGAAGACGTGCCTATAATGTCTACTGGAGGTGGACGAAATCTGTACGGCTATCATGCTCAAAATAGTGCTGCTGATATTCAGGGCACTTTTTGCTATTTCAGCACGAAAGCGTTTCTCGACTCTAGACTATCTGATGATAATTTGGAAGACGGCTTTTCTAACTGGGGTATTACCGGTTTTTCAGCGCCATGCGCTTCAATCAGTAGGGCTTTTCCATTTTATAGAGATGATGGCAACGGGGGCTATCAACTGGAGGTTTTGTCTATTACCGCTAGTATAGACTCGATTGTAGGGGTTCCAGACACTTCCGGTATAACAAGGACTTATACATCCGATGGTTGGCTAAACACTGGTAGTTATACGTTTTCAACGTACAACCTTTTGTACAAACTCTCAATAACCAGGTCGGGTCAGTATGTTGGACAAGCCCAAACGACAGAAGTAACAGGCCTTCCAGGTCGATGGACTATAACGAACGCTTCTACACCATCAATGAATTACGTACCATGCGGCTTTATATTTGGAGCTGGAAAAATTGAGGATATAGGAGTTACTCCGTCACAGCAAGCGAGTTTTTCAGACCTAAAAATGGTAAAGGATTTGGCTATATTATGGCTTCCAGGAATAAGCTATGGAACATTTCTAAATGGATCCGCGGGTTCTGATATCAAATGGTACTACCCAACTGCTACGTATATAAAAGAGAGTTCATCACGTCCTCTTGGCATAAAGTATGATATTAATACTGGTGCTAGATTAAACGACCCGATATTCTGTTTAAACAGCTCAAACGACCAAATGTGGGCCTATAGTATGGCGCTTCCGAAGTCTGTTAATATAGAGGAGGAATGATATTTTGAGCGTTGAAATACAAAATATGTATATAATGGGCCAAACTACTGACAGGGCTACCAGAATGGATACAGCCATCTACGGCGGCAACACTGGTTCTACTATACAGAATCAGTATAAAACGATAATACCATATGGGTCAGTCGGTTCTATTGTTCCGGTATTGCCTAAATTTTCTAAGAAACGGTGCTTAAACAATAATGGCGTTGCAATTGTTACATCGCCTCTTGGCGGAGAACTGTACGATGTAGACGTAAGCGGAAATCCATCATACGGCTATCAGGAACCGTTTACATTGATATTTTACAACCCATCAAACGATTCAAACGTAGCCGTAACCATGCAGATGGATGATAGGGATGATTTGCCAGAAGTTACTTTTGAAGATACAGTTACTGGATATTCTACTCAAACAGCATCGGGCATTGCCATTTTAGACCTCGCAAACGACTCGACGACCTCTACCGGGTTTAGTTCATGGGATTACAATAGGAATACTGAGGTTGTGTCATTTATGGCAGCAAATGTGCTCGATTTGAAATTTCTATCAGGAGCTAACAGAACCTGGGCTAGTGGTGCTTTACAGCATGGAGAATTAACGTCTAAGCTTTCGTCCACGTATCCTGGAGAGTTGAAACTATCTGGATATTCTCCGATAGGGCCTTTTGTAAGTCTTAAGGAACAAGAGGCCGGTTGGGTAGGCGCAAGACTCTATCCGTCAATAGAAAAGCTTGTACGGCATAATAATGGGGCATGGTATGGGGTATTATGCTTTGGTATAAAGAGGCAAATTCGCGGTTTATGGTTAAGTGGCGGATATTATGCTAGCGTTGGCGGGTATGACTATGAATACATAACGCGAAATCCGTACGATAGCTCAGCATCTCAAGAATATTATCTTGACCCTATATATAGCCCATTTGGCAGTTGGGAAGTTCTTTTGAATGGTAGTTTTCAATCAAGTTTACAGTGGAATCAGGGCTCTTATAGTGTTGGAAAGCAAACAAATGTTATATTTGGCTCGTAAAGGGAACTTCGGTTCTCTTTTTTTTCGCACGTAATTCGTAAGAAAAACCTTTCTATAATGAAAGGAGTGGTTTTATGAAAAAATCAAAAGAACTTAGAAAACTGGAAAGAATAGAGGATATAACAACAAAACTTTGGGTGACAGGGGTACTGGGCGCGATGTTCTTAATTGGACAACCCGTCAAGGTGTGTTTGGCCTGGGGTCTTGTGACTATAGGGCTGTTTCTAGTTTCTATAGTTGCTGAAGAGAAGCAACGAGACTACTACAAAAACGAAGAGGACTGGTATACCACTGAGGATTACTAATCCTCTTCGTTTTTTCCCTCGTAAGAAAAACTCATCCGTAATGGAAAGACACGGTGATAGTAGAATTAACTACTCTAATGGTGACAATTGCTAGACGAAACACTGTCAATTGAGACGGCGGCTGAGGTCTATATTAGCACACCCTTCGGGGGAGGCGCTGGTTAGAAGCCAGCTAATCCGTGCTTTCTTTTTTTTTTCGTAATTTAAACATAGCTATAATGCAGAAGCAAACAACCAACATTTTTAGGAGGAATGTTTTATGAAAACAATCTTTGGAAAAATCGCAACGTTTGTGAGCGGCACAGTGTTCGGCATCTTTGGATGTGGGGTGTTTTTGGCGTGGTGTGATTCAGAAGATGATTCATTTATGTTGAATAATTTTCCTAATGCCAGACATCGCTACAGCAAGGATATTGAACGTGCCCGCGCGGAAGAGAGAGCGAAGGTAAATAAGCGTTTAAGAGACACTTTTAAAATCGAGGATGATTAAACTGCAAAGGGGAACTTCGGTTCCCTTTTTTTCAAACTCGTAAAAAATACTTATGTATAATGGAAGCAGAAAACCAACAACAATATTCTAGGAGGAATTGACTATGAAAGAACAGACAAAGAACAAGTTATGGGTCGTAGGTGTAGGAGGCATGTTAGGTGTATGCATAGGAAGCATCATCTATCAGGTATTCTCCATTGTGCGGTTGATACCGGCGTTCATAGACTGGGCAGCAATGCTCTGGAATGAAAAGGAGGAAGAAAGCTAACCAAAAGAGGAACTTCGGTTCCTTTTTTCTTTTTTTTAACAACCATTTTATATTTTTTAGGAGGTAATTTTTATGGCAGAAAAGGTAGTAGACATCAATGTAACAGAGGACACCAACACTAACGAGCAGGCAGAGCAGACAACGGAGAAGACTAGATTCGAGAAGGCCTATGATTATGCATCGGGAATCGGATCAAGGCTTATGGACAGAGCCAGAGATGGTATAATGTATGTCCAGAACAACCCTGGTAAAGTTACAGCGGGAGCGATTGCAGCAATGACAACATACAAGACTGTTATAAAACCCGTTATTCGTGATTGGCAGGACTTAAAACACGAGTGTACATATTATGACAGATACGGTTCTCAGCATGTATATGAGTGTAAAAGAAAGCTTACCAACAACGAGATGTACCAGTGTGATGAGTATGTAAGATCGGGTGGCAATGCTTACGAGTGGCTTAAGTCCAAGAGGCTGGTTCGTAAGTAAAACTCATCTATAATGCAGAAGCAACAAGTTTGTAAACTTTTTAGGAGGTAATCTTATGGACAATTTTGATTTCAATCTTAATCTTGAAGATGCATTTCAGGATGCGGTATCAGAAAAGGATATCGAGAAGAAGGCGGCAGCAATCGAGCATTTAGCAAAGGCTAAGGCTGCGATGTTAAAAGCCCAGCAGGATGCTGAGAAAGCCAAACTTGAGCAGGAGAAACTCAGATCTGACATGCTTATTGATAGATCAATAGGTATGAAAGACGTGTTACCGCTCATCCCGGCATTTCTTACAGCGGCGGTTGGTGTAACAACATGTGTAGCGACAATTAAGTCGGCTAACACTCGGGCTGCAGCAGATCTCGCTATCGCGGATACAACGAGTCAGCGCAGATTGCAGGCACTTCAGTTTTGGAAGAAGAAAGAAGAGGAGGATTTAATTGACGATAAAAGTTTGAAAGCAACAAACGAATTGTTTAGATAAAGGTTTTGAGCCCTGAAACATGGGCTCTCCTTTTTATATTTTTTAGGAGGTATTTTTTATGAAAATCGTAAGTGTATTAAAAGGACTTGTAAGTGTAGCAAAGGCAAATCCGCATGTATGCCTAGCTGGAGCAGCGGTTGTAGGTGTTGCCGGCGTTGCTGTTAGCGGATATTTAGCTGGTAAGCGAGCTGCTGGTATGCTTGAAGCAGAAAGACTCGCAAAAGAGGCAGAACTTACAAAGAAGGAAAAGGCTAAGATAATTGCTAAATGTGCATGGGTAACTGCTCTCATAGCGATACTTACTGGTGCGGCAATAATCGGCTCGACTTATATTGCTAATAAGCATATAAAGAAGCTTGCAATCGCATACACGACAACTGCAGGACTTCTCGAAGCACACCAACAGGCCGAACTTGCAAAACTTGGTACAGATGTAGCACGGGAAATTAAAGACGAAGTTGGAAAGAAGTATGATCTTCCTGAAAAGACAGAGCTTAATATAGGGTCTACGAGAAGCAGAAGCGTCGATGACTACCTGTGTTTCGATGATTTTAGTGGTAGATATTTTTGGTCTAATACATCAAAAATAGAGGCGGCGTTTATCAAAGCTTCTCGTATGCTTATGGAAGACATCGATAATTCTGTACAAGTAAATGACTTATACGACTTTCTCGATATGGAACCTGCTGGTTGTGGAGTAGCCTGGGGATGGGATTTAGAATTTGATAATGAAAGTTTAAAGGAGTACATTCACTATGAAACTTACACAACTCAGGCTCCTGGTGGCGAACCATGCCTTGTGCTGGTATATCATCCGTTGCAGGTATATCCTTTTAAATAAAAATTCGTAAAATAAACATACATATAATGCAGAAGCAAAACAACATTTTTACTAGGAGGTAAAAACTATGGAAAACAACAATGTAGAAGCAAAGGTAATGACAAGAAAGGAAAAGAAAGAAGCTCGTGCCAGAGCGGAGTGGGAAAAGACCAGAAATCTCTCTTACGACGAGATAGTCAAGGCGAAGCGTGGCAAGGCCAAGCGCGCGATCTTAGGAATCGTGACCGTACTGACGACTAGCGGTGCAGCATATGCTGCAGGCAAGACGGCAGCGATTAACGAATATAAGAAGGCGCTGGCTAGAACACCCGAGGTACCTGACGTAAGTAAGGAGTTCAAGCAGGCTACACCGACTCTGACGGAGGCTTTCGATCCCAGTCCTACCTTGACTGCAACAACCGTAGAACCGACAATAAGTGAGTAACTGCAAGGGAGACTTCGGTCTCCTTTTTTTTATTTTTTAAGGAGGTGTCAAAATGGCACAGAGAGAGTTGCCTAATGGGGAAGTTAAATTACCTGAACCGGAGGCCGTAGTGTCCAACACATCAAGAAAAAAGAAAAGAGGTTTGACTGCGTGGAAGGAAGTATTTATTGCAGTAAACCGTGATGAGTTTGAGCAGACATTTACGGAGAAACTTTTGCAGCCTGCAATGCGGGATTTGGCTATTAGACTTGCCCATGGGGCCATTGATATTTTGGCCAACGGAGTTAGTGGCATTGGCACATATGGAAGTTATAGTAATCCATCAAATCAGAATACTCCATATTATCGTATGAACGGTGGTCAGATTGCGTCAAAACAGCAAGCGGTGGGCAAAACAGCTGCTGGATATTCTCTTGATGAAGTAGGCTTTGATTCGTATAATGAGGCATTTATTGTTCTCGAAAAGCTTAACTCCGTCATACATGAATACGGTATTGTTGACGTATATTCATTCTATGTGTGGTCAGGACAACCCGCAGACTTTACTGACAAAGACTGGGGCTGGGAGAAAATTATTGACTGTAAACCACTTCTTAGGCGCGATGGACAGTATTTTCTACCACTTCCTCGACCTAAAAATTTACGCCAGAGGTGAAAAAGTTAATCAAAATCCGCACATTACTGTCATGAAAATCCTGTTTTTCCTACTTTTTTTTAAAAGTTAATTGAAAAATTTGACATAAAAATTAACAAAAGTTGAAAAAGTAATAGGATTTTTAGGATTTTCAGGACAGATTACGTGCTGATTTGTATTTTATGATAATTTAGAAAGGTTTGATAAAAATATGGGAAATATATCTAATTATGCAGAAAAAGTTAAAAAAGCAGCAGCAACCCTTAATTGTATATCGACACTTAACACACAGTTATCTGAACTTCTTGATAGAGCCATTATAGAAATTGATGAGCTTAACGAAATACCTAACGCACCAGAGGACACCATAGCTTCAATGCGTGAGATGTTCCAGCCATGTAAAGAATCTATGGACAGACACAAAGAGCTGTGTGATATGGCGGCACCTATTTATATTCAGTCAGCAATAAATTTTAGATATCTCTATAAAAATATAGAGCCTATCGTTATGATGGATAGACTTCGAGATATAGCAGAATTAAACGGAGGTGATTCTGGTGAAAAACATAAGAGTGATAACGACAAAAAAGACATATAAATTCAAAACTGGAAATTTTATTCCGGATAAAAGTTTCCTCATCATAAACACTGATAATAAAACATATAAATTTCCATGGCAGAATGTGATATGTTTTGAAAGAGATAAAGACTAAAAGGAGGATACGTATTATGGCAAGTAATAAAGACATTTTTGATGCTACATTTACAACAACCGCGTTCCTTGGTGGATGGTATTATGGCGCGTTTCATCACGATGCTGAGATTATGGTATTTAGTGCAATTATATTTGCCGTGATACTATACATGTCTTATCTCATATCGAAGGAGAAAAAGCGCAGAAAGAAGTATCAGAGAGGTGTTTCTGATATTGCTGAGGAGCTTAAGTCGAAGTCGTAAATAAAACACCTCTATAATGGAGGTGGTCAAATGATTAAATTTATCGTGATTCTGATGATATTATGGTTATTTTCTCATTGGTGGCTAGTGCCTGTTATAAACTCAATTAAGAGAGCGGCTGAAAATCGTTGTCTAAAAGAAGAAAACAGGAAACTGGAAAACATGCTGAGAGATAAACTATAACGGAATGGCGAAAAGCAGAAATGTAAACCGACAAAAGGGAGGCACAAAACGCGTGCTTTCCTTTTTGCTTTTGAAAGGAGTTTTATATTTATGAGTAAAGCAAAAATCTTAGCCTTTGGAGCAGGCTTACTCTCCAAGGGAAAAAAGGCAGCCCCTACAATCATGATTGTCGTTGGCGTAGCAGCGTCGATTGCGGCCACGGTTGAGGCTGTAAAGTCCACTCTTAAGGCGGAAGAGATGATACTCGACCCCGCAAAGAAGGAGTTTGATACTATTAAGCAGGCAGAAGAGAATCCTGCATATACCGAAGAGGCAAAGAAAATAGACAGAAGAGCCGTTTATATTCGCTCGTTCGGTCGTGCACTCAAGCTGTACGGCAAACCTCTGGCACTGTGGACCCTGTCTATGGTTATGATAATTGGTGCACATAAGATCCAGTGCGACAGACTCACTCGCGCACTTAACTACGGAGCTCTTGCTACCACTGCTCTTACCAACATGCACGAGAACACTAAACAGACATTCGGCGAAGACGTCGCTATGGCTATGAGAACTGGCGAAGGTATTCCCGAGGCAGTAGAGAAGTGCGACTTTGACCAGGTTAAGGACAATGTAAAGAAGAAGATTCAGTATAAGTCTGATGTACTGCGCGACTATCCCGATAAGGAAGTGTCTTATCGTAAGAGTGAAGATACAATCGCAATCGTTAAGTTCTGTCAGTCCACAATTAAGCCTAACTACTGGAATGATGACCCCGTCGAGAGACTTAAGAACTTAAGAGCGTGGGAGAATATGTACAACGAGCTGCTTATTTCCAGAGAGCTCGATGTCGTAACCGGCGAGCAGTTCTGTAAAGCAATAGGTTACATTCCCGAAGAACCTATATTTGATATTATGGGTTGGTGGTATGACGGCAGTACAGTAAGACCCATCGACCTTGGGCTTGGTACACTGTATGCTATCCTTGATGACCCGACTTTAACTAGTGCCGAGGTACGTAATAAGCTTATCTATACAGGTCGTGATGATAGAGGGCACGGTCTTAAGACACCTTGGGATTTGGTGTTCAATTTCACAGGCGATGTGTTTCAGCACAAGTTCGGTATTGACGTAAGCGGGAAGGTGCTCGACGGCTACAATAAACATAACATTTTACGCGATCCGAATCCCGCAACTCTTTGACAAATAGAAAGGAGTGCTAAATATGATGAATAAAATAATTATAGGTCTTTTTAGTGCCGCGGCGGGAGCTGCGGTTTCGTGGTTTCTGACAAAGCGCCACTACGAAAAGAAAATGGATAACCTTGTAGCGTCTACAAACGAGGAAGTAGGCGCTATGCATCAGCAGCTGTCAGAGCTTCACAGGATATTTGTGACAACTCAGCCCACAACTGTTGCTATGGAGAGGCAGAAGCAGTGGGATGATATTGCAAAAAATACTGGTTCCGCAGTTGGTGCTACATACAAGCCCAAGACAGATGACGAGGTAGTTAAGGAGTTCAGAGAAGGCATACAGGCGGCTAAGCAGGAGACAAGCAAACCTTTGTCAGAGGATTTTGCTAGATATTCTGAAAAGGCTCAGACATATGTGCCCGACGAAATAGACAACGATTCTCCCACTATATATGAGATAACAGCCGAGGAATATTTCCATGGCGACCCCGGATATGCAAAGCAGGAACTGGCATTGTATATGCTTGAAGAAGACGTGTATGATGTCGACTCGTCTGAACGTATCGATGGACTCAAGGGTTTTATCGGAATGACTTCTGAGGAGCTCATGGAACGTATTGATATTTACTACGATGACGATACCGATGCGGACAAGTACGATAAGGATCATCTGTACTTCAGAAATGAGAACGTATCGATGGACTTTGAAGTACAGGTACATCGTGAAGGGAATAGTCCGTATTATGAGACGATGCTGTAAAATAAGTTTTAAAAGATAAGGAGGTGATTATTATATTTACTAAATATACAATGTGGCTGTCAAATAGGGTAAAGACAGAACACAGTTATGAATATGTGTTTTTGCTTACAGAACTTAATAAAATAGAGTATTATTTTGTCGAGCCAATGGACGAAAATAGAATATTCTATGCTCTACAGTTAAGAGAGCAGTTCGCCGCAGAAGAAGGAAGTAATGATATTTATAATATTATGCCGGGCTCTTGTACGGCCTTAGAACTCCTCGTCTCTATGGCAGAAGCTGCAGATTTCACACTGCATGACTACGACGCGGGTGATAGAGCTTCACAATTCTTCTGGGCTTTTATACATAATTTAGGTCTCAGTTATCTGTCAAACGCATCATGGTCCTTTGACGCTGCAAACTTTATATTTTCTACAATAACGAAATGGTTTGATAGAAGGTTCAATCCAAACGGCACTGGCTCTCCTTGGCCAAACCTTAAGACTAGAGTTGATATGACTACGGTCTCAATGTGGGATGCTATGCAATGGTGGTTGGCCGATAACGAGGAGGTACTATAATGCGTATACAAAAAAGTGCATATAAGCGCATGAAGCTTGAAGAGGACATTAAGCGAATGAAATTGCAAGGCAGGACAAACTATGATATTGCTAAGGAGCTCGGTCTTACAGAGAATAGAGTCTCTGATATTTTAGAGGAATCTCTGTTAGCATCGAAGCTAAAGCTTAACGATCATAATAAGCGTGCACAAACATCGGGCCTGCCATTATTTGATGCAGCTAAAATAAATACAGACTTCTCTTCCCTTTCCTCTCTCGGCGAAGCGGTCAAGAAGTATCAAGAAAACGCCGAGTAAAATAAATTTCTAAGAAAGGGGGCGGTTAGATGCTGGACTTTCTCATAATCGGTACTAGATCGACGAGGTCTGGTATGGAGATTTTCCCGAAGTTTAAAGTGGGAAAGTCCAAAGATCTCCTTATTCGAGGAGGAGATTTCTATGCCGTCTGGGATGAAGAAGCGGGTCGCTGGAGCAAAGATCAAGACACTGTAATAAGACTCGTTGATAACGAGCTTACAAAATACTATAATGAACACCATTTTGAAGGCGCTCATATTATGTATATGTGGGATGGAGATTCCAAGTCCATAGACAAGTGGCATCATTATGTTCAAAAGCAGTCGCGAGATTCTTATGAGCAGCTTGATGATACTATTATATTTGCAGACCAAGAGACGACGAGAGACGACTACTCAACGTTTTGTCTGCCATATGCATTAAAAGAGTCCGAGACACCAGCATATGACGAGCTTATCTCTACATTATATTCTCCTGAGGAGAGGCAGAAGATAGAATGGGCGATAGGGTCGGTTGTATGTGGTGACAGTAAGTGGATACAGAAGTTCTGTGTCTTTGTCGGAGATGCAGGAACGGGTAAATCTACGATCCTTATGATAATCAGATGGCTGTTCGGCGACTATTGTGCGACCATTGATGCTAAAGCAATAGGCAGTAACTCTGCTTCGTTTGCTTTGGAGTCACTAAGAGGCAATCCTCTGGTTGCGATACAAGATGACACTGATCTGAGCAAAATAGAGGACAATGCTAGGTTAAACTCGTTAATATCTCATGAACCGATGAACGTCAATGAGAAGTTCAAATCTACTTATGAGAACACTTTTCATTGTATGCTATTTCTAGGTTCAAATAAAGAAGTGCAAATCACTGATTCCAAGTCGGGTATCATAAGGCGTCTTATTGATATTTCGCCAACGGGTGAAAAGCTGTCATTCTCTCAGTACCAGTCATGTATGAACAGAATAAAGTTTGAGCTTGGCGGCATCGCATGGAAGTGCTTGCAGGTATATAAAGCAAATCCTGATATTTACCATAGCTATGTACCTACAAAAATGATGCGTTCTACAAACATTGTTTATTCGTTCTTTGAAGAAAGATATTCTGAACTCTTTAAACAAGACGACGGAATATCGCTTGCTGTTGCATACATGCGATATAAGGAGTATTGTGATGAGAGCGACATCCAGTATCATCTCAATAAGCAGAAGTTTAAGGTCGAGCTCTTTGGATATTTCAAAGAATTTTATCCTGAAACAAGGCTTAACGACGGCACTCACGTTTGGAACTACTTCAAGGGGTTCAGATGGGAGAAACTCGGTATGTCACCGCCTAACGAAGGGTTTGATGCTATTGAAGAGCCCAACAGTGATATTCTAGAGGAACAAGATACGTGGATAGTTTTAAAGAAGCAACATAGCCTACTTGACGATGCACTTGCCGACTGTCCTGCCCAGTATGCTACAAAGTCTGAAAAACCTCAGAAAGCATGGGATAAAGTTGAGACCAAACTCAAAGATATAGATACATCAAAAACTCATTACTGCAAAGTGCCGGATGAGACTTGGATATTTATGGACTTTGATTTGAAAAACGAGAGGGGGGAGAAGGATGCTAAGCTCAATTTGGAAGCTGCTTCGGCTTTTCCACCTACTTATGTTGAGAATAGCAAAGGCGGTAGTGGTCTTCACCTCCATTATATTTTTGATGGTGATCCTGGTAGCCTTTCTGCTATATATTCAGATGGCATAGAGATTAAAGTGCTAAAAGGTAATTCTTCTCTTAGACGTAGACTCACTAAATGCAATGACATTCCTATTGCTCATATAAACAGTGGTCTACCCCTAAAAGAAGAGGTGGAAAAAGTGTTTGTTAAAGAAAATGGTACGTGGAATAATCAAAGTCTTAGGACGTTTATTTTGCGTGCTTTAAACAAAGAGTATCAACCTTACTCAACAGTATGTAACATCGATTACATATACAAGAAGCTAGAAGAGATGCAGGAAGCAGGCATTTCCTACGACGTCAGCGACATGTATACTGATATTTTAGCATTCGCTATGAAGTCGTCAAACAATAAGGATTACTGCGCTAAGGTTGTAGACAAGATGAAATTATGCAGCGAGGAACAGCCAGAATCCGTAGAATACGAAGCCGTATCCGACGACTTGATATTCTTTGACGTTGAGGTGTTTCCAAACCTGTTTGTGGTTGTATGGAAACCCAAGGGAAAAAATGCAGTCACATGGATAAATCCAACGCCGCACCAGATAGAGTATCTCTGTAAGTTCAGAATCATAGGGTTTAATAATAGAGGATATGACAATCACATTCTCATGGGCGCCATGATGGGTTACACAAATGAAGACTTGTACCATCTCTCAAAGAGACTCATATCAGGGGATGCAAACGCGAAGTTTAGAAACGCATTCAACCTATCCTACACGGATATTTACGATTTCGCTTCTGCTATGCATAAAATGAGTCTTAAGAAGTGGGAAATAAAGCTTGGAATACTCCATAAAGAGCTAGGCTTGCCTTGGGACAAACCTGTTCCGAAAGAGCTGTGGCATCTTGTTGCAGAGTATTGTGTTAACGACGTTGTTGCTACAGAAGCTGTATTTGAAGCGCTGTCAGGAGACTGGACAGCTAGACAGATACTTGCGGACCTTGCCGGAATGACAGTCAATGACACAACAAACCAGCTTACAACTGCTATTATATTTGAGGGCAAGAAGAAAGCGGAGACCGATAAGGAACTCGTATACACGGATTTATCGACGCTCTTCCCCGGATACAAGTATGAGTTTGGAAAGTCAACATACCGAGGCGTTGACGTTGGAGAGGGTGGATTTGTATATGCAGAGCCAGGCATGTACCAGAACGTTGCGCTCCTTGATATTGCGTCGATGCATCCAACATCAATAGAACAGCTTAATCTGTTTGGCAAATATACCAAGAACTATTCGGATTTGAAGAAGGGTAGAATTGATATTAAGCATCAGGATTGGGACGACCTTGAAGTGCTGCTAAACGGTAAACTTAAACCATATGTCGATAAAGCGAGAGAGTCTGGAGATATGAGCATATTAAAGGACCTGTCAAACGCTTTAAAGACAGCTCTTAATTCTGCATACGGTCTGACATCAGCGAAATTTGAGAATCAGCTCAGGCATAAAGACAACGTCGATAATATTGTCGCTAAGCGTGGAAGCCTATTCATGGTAAATCTCTTAAATGAAGTACAGGCAAGAGGATTCACGGTGGCTCATATTAAGACCGACTCTATCAAAATACCAAACGCTACACCTGAAATTATACAGTTTGTAACAGACTATGGTAAGCAGTATGGTTATGACTTCGAGCATGAAGCAACGTATGAGAGAATCTGTCTGGTTAACGACGCTGTGTATATTGCAAGGTACGATGATGGCGAACATGAATTCAAGTTGCCAACAGGGGAGAAGGTCATGACATCGTGGACTGCAACTGGTACTCAATTCCAAGTACCATATGTGTTTAAGACATTGTTTAGCCATGATAAGATTGTGTTTAATGACCTTGTTGAAACAAAGCAAGTTAAGACAGCGTTATACCTTGATATGAACGAAAGCTTGCCAAATGTCGAGACCGCGGAAAAGCAGTATAAGAAAGTGCGACATGATATTGCTGCCGGAAAAGTGCCTGCTGAGGACGGAGAGAAATTACTCCAGCTTCTACAAGTAGAGATCGACACGGGCCATGACTATAAGTTCGTTGGACGAGTCGGAGCGTTTTGCCCGATGGTGGAAGGCATTGGAGCAGGATTGCTTGTTCGAGAGAAAGACGGTAAGTTTGGCTTTGCAACCGGTGCCAAAGGCTATAGATGGCTTGAGGCTCCTGATGTTAAAGGTAAACTTGAAGACAAAATCGACTATAGATATTTTAATTCTTTGGTTGATGATGCAAAAGACAACATGTCAAACTACGGGGATATCGAGTGGTTCTTAGATGCCTCGTAAAAAATACTTATGTATAGTGAGAGAGGTAAGTTAGCTCAGTGGGAGAGCACTACATACGTAGAGGACCCTGGTTCAAATCCAGGACTGATCCTCTTTCTTTTTTATTTTTGAAAGGAGTTGAATCAAATGGCAAGTGTAACCAGAAGTATCAAAAGAGATATGTACTTTGCAGGCCTTAACAAGCAGCAGAAGAAGCTTATCAAGCGTGAGGGTCTTACCTGGTCGGAGCTTCAGACAATGAAGAAGGACAAAAAGGAGGATGAGTGATGGGAGAACATTATCTCGCAAGACTGATATTTAAGTCTAATCGCGAAACGTCTATGTGGTGGATAAGAGAGATAGCTAAAGGTCTTGAGGTCGAGGGCGTGGCTCTTACTGTAGGAGTGCCCTATGAAGACGAGAATGACGAAAAGCCGTCTCTTGATATTTTCACTCATACGGATGAGGCGTTGTGTGTACTTATGGCGCAGCTCGGTATACATATTGAAGATGAAGGGGTTAATCCTCTTGATATTATACCTATTGTAATAAGATAATAAAAAAAAAGGAGTAATGTAAAAATGAGTAAGTTTTATTTAAACGCAAACGGTAGAGTTACAATGGAAATCGAAGGCGCAGAACTTAAGTATGGCGGATGGTTTTCTAACTGGAGTGGCCGAACAGATGGCGTGTTCCACTATAACGGAGTAGACAGAGACACCGGAGAAGGATATCGTTACTTTACAGTAAAAGTCCCTGCTGAATTCGAGAATCAGGTTGATGGCAAGATATGGACCGTTGATGACCTTGCTGAGATAGGTATTCCTGTAAAAACATATCCTGGTAACCCTGAAAAAGGGTGGGATGACGAGCATACTATAAAGGTCAAAGTTGCATATAAGTTCAGAGACCCTGTTGTGCAGGTTGACATGGCTGGTGATATTGTCCATTTCGGGAAAGATGATATTCACCGCCTTGATAATATGGCATATGAAGCGCCTGATATTGTATTAGGCTTTGGTAAGGTAAACCCTGATAATGGTCGTAGAGCTTGTTATCTGAACGAGTTCTACACCACAGCAACGGTCAGCAGAATGAGTCTTAAGCATAAGCAGGCTGCTGAAAGAGACAACGAGGAAAGATATTCTGATCTTCCTTTCGAGGTTGAGGAAGACTGATATGGTGGAGAAGGAAGCAAGCGCTGGGAAACTGGCGCTTCTTCTTTTCTTTTTGTAGCACGTAATTATAAGGAGATTTATGTATGAAGATATTAATGTATTTAGGATGTGTAATCAGATTCGTGATATCAATGGTGGCTGCAACAATACTGTTTACTATTCTGACACCAATATTAACGTTTCAAATGATCAAAAGAACCATAAAGATATTATTTAGAATAGATCATAAATATAATACCGTAACCGAGTTTTTTAAAGATAAATTGCCACTGATAAGTGATTACACGGACCAGATACTTTTTGGGTTTAAAGAATTTATCGAGGTTTAAGGAGGTTTTATTATGAAAAAAGAAATTACAATACCGGAAAGAATAGATGGTATAAAAACTATAATTATTGATATTCCAAATATGCTTTATGAAGGCACATTTGCAGCACAGCCTCTCATTGAGTTTAAGATACGTCGGGCAAGCAACATGTTTCCAGAATATCATCTTGATGGGACAATCGGAAGCAGTCTTATGCTTAATTGTACACTTAGCGAACTTGGGTATATAATAAAAAGTCTAGAAGAACAAACTGGTTCATCAAACGGAATCGTAGTTGATTTTCATAGATCCGAAATCATAATTTATGATGATTACCTTGAATAAGGACAGGAGGTTTTATTATGATATCCAAAAAGGTTCTAGACTATCTTAAGAGCAAACACGAGCGGCTTAAAGTATCATATGTGTCCGAGGATGATTCGCCCAAGTATATTATAACTGAGAAGACCATACAAAGAACATTTGACACTGTAAACGAATATAGACTGTATGATGTTTTAAAAACCGGAGAGATAGTTCCTATGTTTAAAGGAGACGATCCCCTTAAGCTTGAAGAAAGGTGGAGGAAAAAGCATGGTATATGAGTTTTATATAAAGAATGCTAACATCGAACAGATGAGACAGTTTGTGGGTTTTGCCGAAAGTCTAAAATCTACGCAATATACATCGCTGGATTACAGAAACCGATCGACAACAACACTCAAATCATCACTTGTAAAGGTAATGTGTAGTAGGGATGATTACCATGAACTGTTCTACTGGTTAAAGAACAAGCAAATACATGGCAAAGTATTGATGTCGAATGAGGAGGTTAATGTATGATAGGTTATATTTTAATAGCGCTTATAAGTCTATTCGTAGCCTTTTGTGGCGGCTGCATGGCCGGATATTCTGTAGGATACCATAAGGCGTTTGAGGAGATGCTTCCTATTGTGAAGGAACTTGAGCATATAGTAACTGTTATTGGAGCGAAAAAACATGGCAATACAATTGATGCCTCATCAGAAAGAGGCGATAAAAAAACTCCATAACGGAGCGGTGCTTGTCGCAGGAGTCGGAACGGGCAAAAGTCTGACGGCTCTTGGATATTTTACAAAACGGGTCTACCCAAAGGACCCAAAGATAAGGTTATATATCATAACCACTGCCAGAAAGCGTGATACTCACGAATGGGAGATGGAATGCTTAAAGGCTGGTATCGGCGTTGAATATAACACAGACTATGTTGTTGACAGCTGGAATAACATAGAGAAATATAGCCTTATCGAAGACGGTTTCTTTATATTTGATGAACAAAGAGCTGTAGGGACAGGAAAATGGGGCAAAACGTTTGTAAAAATAGCCAAGAAGAACCGTTGGATAATGCTGACGGCCACTCCTGGCGACACTTGGATGGATTATTTAAATATCTTCTTAGCAAACGGTTTTTACAAAAACAAAACCGAGTTTGTAAGAAGACACGTGGTATACTCGTCCTATACCAACTTCCCTAAAGTGGAACGGTATTTAGACGTGGAGCATTTAATTGAGTTAAGAGAAAAAGTTGTTGTTAGTATGTTTTTAAAGAAGCCGGCAATAGTACATGAAGAAAAGATATTTGTGGACTTTGATATAGACGCATACAACACTCTTCTCAAGACTCGCTGGGATTTAGAAAACGACCAGCCGGTTGAAAACATTTCCCAGCTTTGTTCAATGCTCCGCAAAATAGGCAATGATAGCCCCGACAGACCAATTCAGCTGAAGGAGCTTCTTTATAAACACAAAACAGCAATCATATTTTACAACTTTAACTATGAGTTGGAGGCCATAGTTAAGTTGCTCGAATCGCTTGATATTCCATATGGTCAGTGGAATGGACGGCGGCATGAAGAAATCCCGGAAGGAGACAGATGGTGTTACTTGGTTCAGTATTATGCAGGGGCTGAGGGATGGAACTGCACTATTACTGACACCATGATATTCTATAGTCTTAGTTATAGTTATAAGGCTATGGAACAGGCAAAGGGACGAATAAATCGCCTAAACACTCCGTTTAAAGATATTTACTATTACTCGCTTGTAACTAAGTCGAGTATAGATAAAGGAATTGAACGGTGTTTGGCGAGAAAAACCGATTTTAATGAAAAAGTATTTGTTAAAAAGCAAAATAAGGAGTGCTAATTATGATGTACAATCAGAGATGTAAGATAAGAAGAGAACTCTTAGGTTTAACTGCAGGTGACATAGCGGCAAAAGCAAAAGTATCAATATCTACTGTCAGCCGTTTTGAGAGCGGGGCTGACGACATGACCGAGATCGTTATAAACGGTCTTAGAACTATATACGACAAGCTGCCAGATGACCTTGGTCTTGATAGTATGGAAAAAAGATATCTGAGAATCGCTGAGGATGCCGTATGTGTCTTCAACGAGAAGAAGGCAGGGTTTAGAGTTAAATACTGTTCTCAGATTGTCATAAATGCAGGACATGCCATCGCTGAAGAGACGAAGCCTAAGGATCTCCCGAAAGAAAGGACAGCAGGATATGGAAGAAAGACCGGAAAGGTTTATATCGGTTAACAACGAACGGCAGGAATGCCAAAACTGCAAAAATGCCTACTATGAGAAAGGCGTAGCGGGCATGTATTGCAAACACGATAACAGTTTTATATCAGGGGCGGTTAGAAACGACTGCCCCTATTATATTAAAAAGGAGTGCTAATTATGGAAAACAAGAGATTCAGATTTAAGGACGACGACAGTGTATACGTACTTACCGAGGTTATAAGAAAAACCCTTGGAGACGACAATGGCAAAGCACAAGCGATTACCAATGCTCTATACAGAGATACTAAGAACGGATGCAAGACCCTTGGCGAAGTAAAGGAATGCCTTACGACCGATGATGGTAAAAACAGGCTTCTTAAGGTCGTGCACTTCGGCCCTAAGAGACTTGAAACACTTGAAAAGGTCATGAGTCTTATTGATATCGTCGAGGCCCCCAAACCGACAGAAACCGAGCAGAAGAGGGTACACGTAGCCATGGACAAGCACGAGCGTGGCTACTACAAAGCTAGCTTCCATCCTGCAGAGCCCGGTTGGAAATATGTTGGCAAGGTTGCCGGAGAAGTTGATATTCTCCTTAACATCCCTAAAGGCGATGGATACGAGCAGAAGAGAGTAGTGATTACGTGTAATGGTGCAGAAAGATCTAGATGCATCTTTATGGAGGAACCTGTCGGGTTTATATTCCGTGACTGTTGCTATCTTAAGGGGGCAATATCCATTCGTGACAGATACGATGGTACAGAATACGTTTATAACAGCAACAACATAGTATCGATAAAGGTAACCTATTACAAGGTTTATGTTAGAGATACTGAGGAGGCGGAAGATGTACACTGATATTTTTAAAAAAGCCCTCGATATCTGTAACGAGCATGGCAGCTACGATGATTTTCTAGCTGCTGTGCCCATTAAAAGAGGGCCGAGCTATGTACCGATTGCCACTCTCACTTTGATTTGGGAGATGGCAGAATACACCTGCAAAGTGTGGTTAAGGGAGTGATATTTGTGAAACGCCGGGAACAAATAAACAATAAAAATCTGTATGATCGGCTAATATCTTATAACAAAGATCTTGCGACGACAGATATTGCATGCGTCGTAGAGCTCTTGACAAGGGAGACACAAACTATTCTCAAAAATATTGAACTTGCCGAAGGTGCTGATATTTATACAGAGTTCAGGTGTAGAGATGTTCAAAAGAAAGCAAATTTCAAAAACTGTGAGAAGTGTATTCAGCAGTTTCTTAATGAGGAGGTTTGATTATGAACGAATACGGAATACTCAATTGCATTTTTGCCTCTGAAATAGAGGATGAAATTATTGAACGTATGCAACTGGATGAAATGCCGTTTGACCATCGTTTCAACGGCAAAAACTGCCACTCAACGGGATATATGGTACACATGGTTAATACATACCATGATGAGTGGTGGAACGAGTATAAAGACGGCCAGGGAAATGTTTACTATGGTCGATAAAGGGGTTGGTAGATACCCCACGGCCCGAAAGGATGGTTAATGATGGACGACAAATATGTTGCTAAGCTTATGGCAGAAAAACAGAATATTTTAGAGGAACTTGTTGGACCTCTTGAAGTTGAACCATCGCATATTAAACCAATGCTTTACTGCAATTCATCATATGAGGAGGATAAAAGGAAGATGAATGATATTTTAAAACAGGAGTATTCCGAACTATTTGACAAAGAGCGGAAGGCTAGAGTCGAGGTCAGCTACTACAAATACGGACCCGCTAGAGACAACTTTGCATCTGGAAGAGTGGACGCTATTAAGACGGCGGAACTCTGTCTTGAGGCTTTCAAGAAGGACAAAAACACTGAGCATTTGGTAGACGCCGCAAACTATCTTATGTTTAGGTTTAAGTATCCTATGCCCGGAGAGCATTTCAAGCCTACGGATTCAAACGGTAGTGTTGGAACTGTCGGAACACCTATTAATATGGAGAAGGAGTGACGTTTTATGGAAAACGCTGAAATCTTAACACTAGTTGAACCAGGTAAATTAAAACCGTGCCCTTGGTGCGGAGGTGAGGCTACTATGATTCAAAACAGTTTTGAAACAATTGGCTCAATATGTAAATTTAACATGTTTTTAAAATGTGCCGATTGTGGAGTTATTCCGCCTAAAGGACACTTTAGCGTAACCTTTGAGCATCACGACCTCGATGTTATTGTGGGACTTATTAGCCTAAATGACGCGATTCGGTCATGGAACAGGAGGGCTGATGATGAATAATAGCGAGGAGTTTCTTATATTTAAAAATTTCCTCTTTGCAACCTTTATGTGGGCACTGTGCTTAGTTGGTTGTGCTTGCATCGGATTGCATATAATCGACGATTCATTTAAGTGGTATGACATTCCTCCTATCGTTCTTATGGGCGGTAGGAGTGTCACATACTTCTGGGGAGGAATACAGTATCATAAGCTTTTAAAGACTGTTAAAGATATTAATAATGGAGGTAAAATAGAATGAATATTTATGATTATCCTAAGGAGCTTAATGTAGCTCTGATGTGCAAAAAAGAAGGTAAAACATTTGAGCAGTATGAATCAGCTGCTCAGGACCATCTTCAGCCAATCGAGTGTCAGATATTCTGGATACTTGCCGAAGACGTTATGGACATTGTAGCCGAGGAAGTAAATAAAGAGACGGCAGAGATTAGCAAGATGCTCGGCGAGAAAGAGTGTGAGGCAAATAAACTTAAGAAGAGACTCGATAAAATGTCTGGTACTCTTGATATTTCGGACCACGAGGACTATGAATTCAAGCCTATCGGACAGGTGTGTGTAAGCAGAGATCGCGTTCTTCCAGACGACGTTATAACGGCCAAAACCTACGATGAAAAATCAAAAACTGTATCCGGCAAGGGTCTCGCGACGAAAATCGAGAAGTCTCAAACGCTCGGTAACTGGTTTGTTGTCCTGGACCTCGATACAGGATCCAAGAAGGCATACAGACTTAACAACGTACAAGAATACACGGAACTCAGGTATCATATTTCGGAAAATACTTCTAAGAAGTTTGATCCGGATAAGAGAGTTACACCATCGGCAACTGAGCTATGCGGATATTCTGATGCACATTTTAACGGAGAGTACCATGGTGACGAACCAAACCCGTCTAACTACGGCGATAATGGAGGAGGATTTTAAATGATAATAACTCTAATTACGGCAACTGTTTTTATACTAGGCATTATTATGTGCATCTTATATTCAAAATCAAAGTTGCCAAAATGGTTTGATTATATCAGTTTTGTGATGATTTTTCTATCAATAATTTCAAGCAGCATTTGTACGCTTTGGCTTTTGAACGGCCATACATACCTCGGTAAATCAGAGGTGATTGAAATGGAGGAAAAGAGAATCGCTATAGTCTCTGCCATGAACGATGATGCTCCGGTTACTGTAAAAAACCAATTATATTCCGATATAGCAGAGTATAATGCAAAGCTTAGAAATACTAAGCATTGGGCTAATTCGCCCTGGACCAACTGGTTCTATCCACAAGAGTGGAACGAGCTAGAGTATATTAAGGAGGATCTTAAATGATTAAAATAACAAACGTTATGCAGGCTGGATTTGAACCTGCTATTAGAGGCATGAGAAATTCCTGGAATAGCTGGGACAAGTCTGACAGTTTAATAGGTCCGTGTGAATGGTATGGCAAGGCAACATACGAATATGGTATAGGACCTAACGACCTCGCACTTATGAAAAAGCTCATCAAGGCCGGAGGAGAACACAGAAAGTTCATGAGAATGATCGTTGTGTGGGTAGATATTGACGCGCCACTCTATTGGTGGAAACAATTCGATACCTACAAAATTGGTGTGACCGTCAATAGTTGCAGCACCATGCATACCATCCACGATAAGCCTTTTGAAGCGAGTGATTTCTCGTTTGTAGACGTGTATGTTGTAGACGCAGCCTGCACTATCAGACTTCTTAATAAAATAAGAGACGAGTTTATTGAAACTAAGAATAAATCATGTTGGAATGCAATCATCCAGATGCTTCCGGAGTCTTATAATCAGAAGAGAACTGTCTGCCTCAACTATGAAGTCCTCTATAATATATATCATCAGCGTAGTGGGCACAAATTAGAAGAATGGCACGAGTTTTGCCAGTTTATAGAAAGTCTTCCTTATATGGAGGAATTCTTGAAGAAGAAGGAGGAAGAGGAATGACAGAAAAGAGAAAACCAGGAAAACCCGTAATTCATCCGCCTGTGAAGTGTCTTGATGATGGTTTTGTGACTAAAACCTATACGGAGATGGCAAAGCATATGGGCGGTGACCGTGTTAATATCATGAGGTGTTGTACTGGTCTTCAGAAGAAGCACCATGGGTTTAGGTTTGAACATACAGAGGAGTGATATTTATGGATACTGGTAAAAATGAGCTTTCAGAAGACTATTTATTAGAGCTTACCTCACGGCTCCTCAGAGGAACTATTATAACCGATCCTGTGGATAGAATAATGTGTCTTGAACGAGAAGCGACAAGCCACGAGATACACGAGCATATTAACGAATCCCCCGCAATATATAAAAATAGTGATGTTTTGAGGAGGAAGGATAATGGCTGAGTTTAAAAGCCCTAAGCCTATAGTTGTAAAACCTGGGGAGTGCATTGAGTTTCCTATGTTTGAAAAATTCGGCGAGGTAGCATTTACTCTTGGTGTAGATTTAATGACACCGAATGAGCAGCGAGAGCTCGCCGGATTGCCGCCGTTAAATGTTATAAAAAATAACGACGTTCCGAAAGCTGTAAAATGTCCAATATGCGGTGGAAACATAAGTCAAAACGATACTAAATGCAAATATTGTGATACGCCGCTATTATGGAAAGGGAGTGATTGACAATGGCTGTCGAGATTCTATACCAAGGGAGGAAGCCAGGAGAATGGAGATATTTTCACTGCGGAATATGCGGAACGGTATGGCGTGATGGCTGCGATATTAACGGTGCTACTTATATAATCATGCCGTGCCCTACTTGTGGTGTCTCTTGTGCAGATATTTCGCGTGAGGAAGCACTTGGATATGTTCCGAATGTTACAGTATGGAAATAAGGAGAAAAACAACAATGAAGAAAATTAAAGTATTTGTATCCCAGCCTATGCACGGACTTACACGTGAAGAAATTCAGAAGGAAAGGACGGCGGCGCTAGAGAGAGTTAGTAAGTATCTTATTGAAGAAAAATGTCTTACTGACTTTACTCTTGTGCCGATTAATGATATTATCAGCGGTGTCTCCTTTGAAGAAGAGTGTCGATTGGATGAATTGGGGCTTGACCCGAATAATCCTCCTTGTACTTGGTGGTTGGGGAAGGCTATCCAGGAGATGGGTGCTGCTGACTTGTTTGTGTTCTGTCCCGGCTGGTTTAGCGCAAAAGCCTGCCTTGTAGAACAAAAAGTGTATGACTTATATTTTAAAGACGTTCCTATGGTGGGGGTAACAAGCTGAAGGAGACGGATGATTAACAAAATTTATAAGGAGGATTAATCATGGGATTTATTAAGGATTTAAATGAGGGTACTATTAAGTTTGTCGGATATGAATTAGTGACAATGACTGATATTTACACTAGTGAGCACAGAGATAGAAGTGTTCGATCGGAATGGATTACTACGTCGTTTGGTGTGAACATCCGCCCAACAAACACTATATCCGTAGATGAAGCGAGAAGAGATATAAATGATATTCTCCTTCATTTAAGAGAAAAATACGGAAATTCACAAATATTCGGGACACCGAATTATAATTACTTTAGGATAGTAGCTGATGGACACCCTGATATATCCATACTTGTCCCAGAGAAAAATATGACGAATGATGAAGACATCGAAATATATGACTTAGTTAAAGATAGGTTTGTTGCAAATATATTTCTTGACTTTTCCTATGATGTCAAGGGAGATTGGGAAGGTGGGCATATTAAAACTATCGCCCATATTAACGCTGAGCCGTCGAGCGTGTGAGGGATTGGAGTGATAGAACGTGGATGACAGCGATTATACATTTATGGACGACAAATACACTAGAATGATATTTGACCACGAAACACTTTGGCGATGCGAGAAATGTCTAGCACTTCTTGAAATAAAGAAGTTTGTCAGCATGAGCAGCAATCCAAAAGTCCAGCAGATAAGCGATACTAGTGCGGTACGATTTTGTCCATGTTGTGGTAGGACAATAAAGAGCCGCGTATACCATATAAAACCGGAGGTAAGAAAATTATGATTAAAGTATTTGTATCCCAGCCTATGCACGGGTTGAGTGATGAAGAAATAGTTGCTGAAAGAAATAGAGTAGTCAACAAATTTATAGAGGCTATGAAATTTCAGTATCCCATAGTGGATGCTAAAGTGACGGTTGTAAATGACGTGTTTCGACCGTATGCACCATGCAGTGCATCAAGACTCTGGTACTTGACAGAAGCGATCAGAGATATGGAGATTGCGGATGTTATTATATTCTGCAAGGGTTGGGATAAGGCTTCGGGGTGTCGTGTTGAGAGAGCGGTCGTTGAAAACTATCAGTCGATGTTTAAGGACAGACTGATACTCAGCGAGGGCGTTACAGGTTGGTATTATATAAGCAAGGAGACCATGAAACGTCTTGGTATATCGCCTTCTGATATGCCAAATGAAGTAGGGTCTTTGGCGTGGACGTGAGTCGTAATTTGAACACCTCTATTATAGGAGGTGGTCTATATGACAATTGAAGAAATTTTAAAGGCTATTGAGGAAATGGATAAAGATGAATTTGACAAGCTAGTATTTAGCAAAAAATTTAGTGATAACGTTTTTGACGTGTCACGTGATGCATTAGATAAACTGTGGACGTCTGAGTATGATGCTATAACATACGATTTTAACACATATCTTAACGGATATTTCACAGTACACAATAAAGACCTTGCGGATGAAAGGAAAACATTTATCAAAAAGTATATATTAGTTTTGGCATACTACAAAACCATTTCTAAAATAACAAACAAGTTTGAAGAGTTAATGGACAGCATCTGATATTTAAAAAGAGGGAATTGAAACACATTCTCTCTTTTTTTTTCATCATAAATCTGCACGTAAATCGTAAAAAAAAACACATATATAATGGAAGATTTGTTATGAGACCTAAGGAGGTACAATATGAATAATGCAAAAGTTTTAAGAGACGAGATATTTAACTGTGTCACACTTCTTGACAAACTTTCGGCTAAAGCACATACTGCTCAAGGACTGGCATTAATTAATTATGGTCGTGCTAGTTGTAAAGCTGCTATGAATGTCGCTACGCCGGAAATCACTCAAGAAGTTATTGACGGATGGTGTCAATGTGAAGATTTTCTTAAACGATTTATTGAGCAGTTTGATATTGCCATTACGGACAGAATTTCGTGACATTTTTTCAACGAAGGGCAAACACAGCTCTTCGTTTTTTTTTTCGTAAATTAAACATGTTTATAATGAAAGGACGGTGATATTATGAATATTAAAGAAATCGTGGAAGAAACTGTTAAAGATGTATGTAAGGAGTTTAATTCGTATGAAGAATACAGGCAGTTTATGACTAAAACGCATTTTGAAGATATGGTATTTAATGCGTACATGGATTACGAGCACATTAAAGCATGTTTCGAGAGAAATGCAGGTAATGATATAACAATATTCAATGACCTGTATAAGCTCGAGAGCTTGATGATTAATGATAACGACGTGATTATGTGCAACACTGCAGAATACCATATAACGCGAAGCATGCTGATGTATATATATTATAGACTTCTTGCCAAAATGACAGTTAGGTTCCAGATCACACTTGATAATCTATAATATAATACTAAACGTAACTCAAACACGGGTTACGTTTTTTTCAAATCCGCACGTAATTCGTAAAAATAACCTTCCTATAATGAGGAATATATGAACAACTTTAAGGAGGTTGATTTTATGACAAATTTACAGACTATGACAACATATGATCTAGGTATTTTGTACAGAGAGCTACAGGACCAGATGGACCATGTTATGGACCGAATGGGAACTGTGAGTGACGCGATGAAAAACTGGTCGGATGAAGTTAAGAAAGAGTTGGATAAAAGAGATACCCAGTAAATTCATATATACCTTAGAATTGGAGCTTAGGCTCCTTTTCTTTTTCGTAATTTAAACATGTCTATAATGAAGAAGCATTGGTTTTTAACTAATATTTAGGAGGTATTGATTATGGATAAGAAAGAAGTTATGCAGGAGCTTTTGGACAATCGAGTAAAGGTGCATGCCGATCTTGTTGCGGCGAGAGATAAGCTTCATGACCTTGAGTACGACGATCTTTATGAAATTCAAGATTCTTTACGTAAGGATATTGATATTCTTAAACAAGGCGAGCCGTTTTGGGATGGACTTACTAATGAACGTATTATGATCGAGCAAGAAGACTGCCAGCTCGACAAGACAATAGTTGACAAAATATGCAAACTTATCAACGAACTTGAAGAATATACAAAAATTGTCACTCTGCATGTGACACAATGATTCTTAAGAGAAACTTCGGTTTCTCTTTTTTTTAACTAAAACACATATTATATTTTTTTTTGATTTTTAGCACGTAATTAGGTTGATTTTGTGTGAGAAATGTGATAGTTTTGTGATAACGTGCACTTTTTTACGTGCAAAAAGTTACAAAACGGTTACAAAATCCGCACGTTACTGTCATGAAAATCCTGTTTTTCCTACTTTTTTTTAAAAGTTAATTGAAAAATTTGACAAAAAATTAACAAAAGTTGAAAAAGTAATAGGATTTTTAGGATTTTCAGGACAGATTACGTGCTGATTTGTATTTTTATGTGATAATTGTGTGATAACGTGCGGATTTCGTATTTTAAACGCTTGTATAATGAAAGGAGTTGGTATTATGAATACACAGAACAACTTAGAAGAGATGAAAGAACTACTTAAAGAAAACCTTTCTATCAGTATGATAATTAAAGATGCCATATCAGCGGTAGGAGAGGATGAATCAACTAAGCTTGCGCAGGTATATCTGTTAGAGCGTAGACGAATACATCCTATTCCAAAGTATGGCATGATTAATGAACTTAACGAATCATACGATAAGGTTAAAGCTGTTAACAAAGAGTTGAACAAACTTCTTAACATGTTGTTGACAAATGATGTATTAAACTAACTTATAAGAGAAACTTCGGTTTCTCTTTTTCTCGTAAATGAAACTCATTTTTATTTTTTTTTACTCAAATAATTACGTACGTTTTTAGAACACACCTTATAATGAAGAGAGAGGGAAAATATTTGCCCTTTAGTCTTTTTCTTCAAGGAGGTGAATCTCATGCCTAGTGAGAGTTCGTTCAAAGCAACACTTAGAACAGAACTTAAACTTCTTTTTCCAGGATGCGTTATAACTAAGAACGATGCGGGGTCTGTCCAAGGAATTCCAGACATGTCCATTTTCTATCATGGCAAATTTGCATGGCTAGAAACAAAGAAATATGACGGGGCTTCCAAACGACCTAACCAACAGTTCTACGTTGACAAGTGTAATGGAGAAGGAGCATACGCAGCGTTTGTTCAGCCGGAGAATAAAAAGGAAGTGCTACAAGATCTTATAAATTACTTTGGCTGATATTTGAAAGGAGAAAGTGCTATGAAATTTAACGACCATCATTCGCTTGTTGGGATGCATGCATTCCTTGGCGCAAGCAAACACTCGTGGCTAAGATATTCTGACGAAAAAATGCAGCTTGTTTATCAGAATGCTCAGGCATCAGCTATGGGTACAAGACTTCATGCTTTCGCTGCAGAAGCTATTAGTCTTGGAGAACGACTGCCTAGATCAAAGCGAACTTTACCGCTTTTTGTGAATGACGCGATTAGCTATAAGATGACACCAGAACAGGTTTTGTTTTATAGTGAGAATTGTTTTGGAACGGCTGACGCCATAAGCTTTCGGAACAAGGAGCTAAGGATTCATGATTTAAAGACAGGTGTTACTCCGACTAGTATGGAACAGTTAGAAATTTATGCTGCCTTATTCTGTTTAGAATATAGACAAAAACCTTCTGATATTTTTATTGAACTTCGTATATATCAGAATAATGAAGTTTTGATTAATAATCCAGACCCAGAAGTCATAAATGATATTATGAAAAAGATAAGACATTTTGACAAATTAATTAAATCATGGAAAGAGGCATCTTGATATGGATAAAGTTTATGAAGCAGCTATTACAAAAAAACAAGTTGATGAAATAGAAGACTATATTGAGCATTATGGAACGCCTCGTCATAGCGGGCGCTATCCTTGGGGGTCGGGCAAGAATCCTCAGCGTAACCAAGATATTCTTTCTCGTCATGCTAAACTTAAAAAAGAAGGTTATAGCAAAGGCGACATGGCAAAGATGCTCGGGTTTAGGAATAGTAGTGAAATGACGGCTGCTCTATCGGAAGCGTCTAAAGCAAAGAAAGCCGATGAATACAGACAGACTGTTCAGCTTCGCAATAAAGGATATTCTAAATCCGAGATTGCAAGACGAATAGGTGTGTCTGAAGGAACTGTAAGAAACTACCTTAAGCGTGGTCTTACTCAGCGAATGACATCTGTCGACACAACGACTGATATTTGGACCAAGACCCTTAAGGATAATCCTGGCAAATATTTGGATGTTGGTGCCGGTACAGAGCTTTTCTATAACATCAGCGACCAGAATAGAAAGAACTGCATTGAGATTATGAAACGTAGAGGATATGAAGTACATAATATTCCTGTAAAACAGCTTGGAACTAATGAAAAGACTACAAATTTAGTTCTTGCACCAAAAGGTACAACCAAAGCTGATATTAATGCGGATCTTAATAACATTCTTCCGCCTCAGTCCAGTCACACGTATGTCGATGACGAAGGAAAACCTAAGCCTCTTCATACACCCGTGTCTATTAAAAGTAAGCGTGTCATGGTTAGATATAACGAAGAGGGCGGCGTTGACAAAGATGGAACCATGGAAATAAGAAGAGGAGTTCAGGACTTAGACTTAGGAGATAACCACTATGCTCAGGTAAGAGTCAATGTTGACAATACTCATTATCTCAAAGGCATGGCTATGTATGGCCCGGACAAGGACTTCCCTGATGGAGTAGACATTATCTTTAATACTAACAAACATGTTGGTACTCCTAAGATGGATGTCTTTAAACCTTTGAAAGAAGATAAAGATCCTCTCAATCAGTTTGGTGCACTCATCGATAGACAGAACGACTGGATTGATGAGAATGGCAAAGAACATGAGGGTGCTTTAAATATTGTTCGAGGCGAAGGTGAATGGTCTGAATGGTCAAAGTCTGTTGCTTCTCAGATGCTCAGTAAACAATCTCCAACTCTTGCAAAAGAGCAGCTTACAAAAGATTATAAAACTAGAGAAGCTGAATACAAAGAGATTATGTCTCTTACAAACGACACCGTGAAGCGTGAGCTTTTGAAGAAATTTGCTGATGAATGCGATGGTGCGGCCGTACATCTTAAAGCTGCTGCTTTCCCAAGACAGGGTTATCATGTTCTTTTGCCTCTCACTGATATTAAAGAAGATGAGGTATATGCTCCTGGATACAAGGATGGAGAAAAAGTAGTTCTTATTCGTTATCCTCATGGTGGTATCTTTGAAATGCCAGAGCTTACAGTTAACAATAAGTTTAAGCAAGGCAAAGAAGTTATGGGTGAACAGGCAAGAGACGCCGTTGGTATTAATCCTAAAGTTGCAGGTCAGTTATCTGGTGCGGACTTTGATGGAGATACCGTTCTTGTTATTCCTAATAATGAAGGAAAGATTAGGAGTTCCAAGACTCTTCCTTATACAAAATCCATTGAAGATCTAAAGGACTTTGAACCTAAGGAGCTCTATAAAAAGGGCGATGATGAGATACCTACTAAAGGTCATTTTCATACACAAAAAGAAATGGGTCAGGTATCGAACCTTATTACCGACATGACTCTTAAAGGCGCCCCACTTGATGAGATAGCTCGTGCTGTTAGGCATTCGATGGTGGTTATTGATGCAGAAAAACATAATCTTAACGCTAAAATGTCTGCTGATATAGAAAACATTCAGGAGCTCAAAGATAAGTATCAGTCTAAAGAAGATCCTACCAAGCCTGGTGGAGGAGCTTCCACTCTTATATCTCGTGCATCATCAGAAGTTAAAGATGTGCCTGAGATTAAACCTATGCTTACTAAGAAAGACCCAGAGACCGGTGAATATTTGGTTAAGGAAGGCATAGATGTAAAGACTGGTAAGAAAGTATATCAGGAAACCGGACGAACCTACACCGAATGGAAGAGAGACCCCGAAACTGGTGAATGGATCAATAAGGGTGAGAAAGTAGCTATGGCTAAAGGTCTCACCAGAATGAGTATTACCGATGATGCGAGAGAACTTATGTCTGGTCCTAACCATGAAGGGTACCGAATGGAAAGAGTATATGCTGAATATGCAAATAAGTGTAAAGACCTCGGCAATAAGGCCCGTCTTTCTTACATTAATACTCCTGACATTAAAAAGAATCCCGATGCGGCTAAGGAATATGCAAATGAGGTTGCCGATATAAAGGCCAAGGTAGTCCGTGCTGAAATGAATAGACCATACGAAAGAATGGCTCAAAGAAAAGGCAATATGGACATGCGATCCATCCTTGACGATGACCCGTCCCTCTATTCTAAAAAGGACGACCTTAGAAAAGAAAGGGGCAAAGCATTACAGAGAGCCCGTCGTGCAGTAGGAGCTAAAAAGATACAAGTAGAGCTTACTGATAAAGAATGGGAAGCAATACAAGCGGGAGCTGTATCAGCTAATATGCTTAAAAAAGTAATAGCTAATGCGGATATGGATAACCTTAAGGGCAAGGCTATGCCAAAGAAAACCCCTGCAATTTCACCTACCACACAAGCAAGAATAAAAGCTTATGCAAACAAAGGCAAAACACAAGCCGAGATAGCAGAAGCGTTGGGTATTTCAGCTTCCACAGTATCAAAGATACTTGCCAAGTAATGTTTTTGCATTACCTCCTAATACATGCTTTAATTAGGGATTTAGTAAGCTTAAAAATACTTTAAACTTATCTAAATCCCTTTTTTAAAGCAATAATTGCATAAAGAAAGGAGTTTTAGAAGTGGCTAAGCAAATAGCACTGACAACAGAGGATAATCCTTACAATCCAATAACCCAATTCAGAGAATGGTATGCATTTGATGAGCAAAACGGTTATCATACTTGCTCTTATCTTGATAGAGTTGCTCATACATCAAGAAATATGAGTGATAAAGACTACTTTGAAGCTCTTGAAGATGCAATTGATGAAATATTACATTTCAATTTAACTGGAAACTATAAAAAAGTTATTGTTGATGTCTAGACCCCTAGCCTCACAACATTTCTTGACATAGGGGGGGGTGCCAAAAATCATACCCCCACCCCATAT